GTCGAAGCTCCTGCGGTTGAAGAGCCGAAAAAGAAATATTATTACTACAAGCCGAGTATCACGCTTCCGATCGTTGAACCCATTGCAAAAAAGCTGGGCGATAAGACGCTTGGGTATTGGGTTACCTATGCAAAGATCTATGACGCGATCGGCACTGCAAAGATGGACCGAATGCGTAAAGCGTATGTACGTTCTCACAATAAGCCTCCCAAGTCTACTCCTGATATCTTCCAGAATTCTGATAAGAACATGAAAGTGTTTAAGGAGGCTGCAAAGATCGTGGCGGCAGCTATCTAAGCTATCTACTTCCTCCATTAGCCTTTGAGGCTGGCAGCCGGGAAAGACCGGCATATAACCAGGTGTAGCTCAATTGGCAGAGCGCGTGCTTTGGGAGCATGAGGCAGCAGGATCGTAACCTGTCACTTGGACCATAGCATAGGGCTTTATCCTTTCTCCCTGTGCAAAAAAGCGAAGTTTTTCTCTTTCACTTTTCCTTTTTCTTCGCTCGTGGCTGAAAATGCCGGGCAGGTACGATAACCCTGCTTTGATATGGAGCTGATGGTCGTACAACAGTTCGATTCTGTTGAGCTCCAGCTAGGTTCGATGCAGCGGCGTAGTGTAGTACAAAGCTGCTGGGGTGGCGCAATTCCACCGTGGGTGATCATACTCCCCCTCTGACACACCCATAACGCTTATATCCGAAAACGACAATCCATGCTGCGACAGGGTAGCTCCCTTGGTGATCTTGTGTGGCTCTATTGTGAGTAGGCTATTGGATGACCTGAGTTGTGGTCTAGCTTAGTCGGTGCCCAGACTGGCGGAGAGTGATTTAAAGGGCAGCCTTTGAGGATGGACACCATAAGAGACCAATTCGCTTATGTGTTGTATCCACTGACGCGACTGAGTATAGCGCAGACTTTGTAAGTCGTTTACTCCTCGCCGATGTCGTTACATGGTTAAATCCTCCTCTCTTATGCCGGTATCGCTCAGCGGCTAGAGCACTGGGTTTATACCCCTTGGTCCAGATAAGACAGAGGCGCGGGTTCGAGTCCTGCTACCGGCACCATTTTCAGTAACATTTTGAAAGAAGGTATGAATCATGGCAAATCTGAATATCAAAGAAATTGTTGAATGGATGATTGAAAAAGCGAAAGATAAGGCTTCCGATAGTATCGCAGTCATTGATGAAGGAGAAATCGTTAAAGAGTTCGGAGTGGAGCCTGGATGGCTTCAGAGCCATGGTCCAGAAATCTATCACGAGTGCGATCGGCACTCAGAAGTTTTGGACTCTTTGATTTACACTGGAAACGATAGAGATTATTGGTCTATTCAGCTTACCATTAACAAGGAGTAAATCAAAATGGCAGACAAATATCTTAGTATTATCACGAACTTCGGGTGCCACTATAGCTGCCCTGAATGCGTCGTCCGCAACAACAATCTCAAGATGACGCCGACAGGGGAGTATTCCTCTCGTGATGAATTATGGAGCACCCTTTATAATGATTGCGCTGATTGCAACTGGGTATCTGTATCCGGCGGTGGCGATCCGTTATGGCAGTGGCCTCATCATCAGAAGTGGTGGGCACACTTTTTCGATACTTGCAGAAAGCTTGGCCGTTAGACTGAACTGCATACCAGTTATTATGATGTTAAGCATGATCCCGACATCATGCTTTTCCCATTTGAAAGGTTTGATCGAGTCGTTTATCATCTGCATCATATGGACGAACTGGACAAGATTCATCGTGTTGGCGGTGAAATTGTTCGTGTGGTTTTCGTTGTGGATGACAATATGACCGAGGACGAAATCAATAAAATCGCTGAGTACGTAGAGTATTCTAACGAAGTCGACGAGCTTACCTTCCGGCAGCGTGTGGATGATCACTACAAGGAAACCTATCATCTGCACGATTTCCTGTTGGCTGGTCATCAGAAGCGCTGGTGGTATGTCACCCAGTGCGATTACAATACCTACTTCCATAACGGTAAGTTGTACATGAAGTACACCGATATCTTTGAGAAGGAGTGATTCAGATGTACATCGTTGCAAGCGATTACACCAACGAGAAAGCTGATGTCTACAAGTCAGTAAGTATTGATAAAGCATTCAAATCAAGAGACGATGCGATTGCTTTTGCCGCTGTTAGTTTTCAGTGCTTTCTCAATGGGATGCCTGAAGATGAGGCTGCTCGGTATGAAGATGCAGTGAAGGTTGACACTGAATCCTACGCTGATTTTTGCGGATGCGAGTTGAACCCATATGCTGAGTATGTTATCGGTGCGGCAGTCGGCGATGGTGAAGATAACCACATGTACTACATGGTGTTTGAAGTAGAGGAGTGACCTGCGTAAGCAGTGGCGGCTCGGAAAGACGAGCATATATGTTTCGGTGCTGGAATCGGCAGACAGGGGAGTCTCAAAAACTTCTGCGCAAGCATGTGGGTTCAAGTCCCATCCGAAACACCACCGGCTCGATCGAGTCGGGAGCCTATTGGGTGAAACGGTTTGGCAAATCGGAAAGACGGTTGACTGCTGGACAGACAGCTTTGATATGCTACAGTGGTGCAACTGGCGAGACACACTCCGCTTAAGACGGAGCGCCTGAAACGATGGATTGTTGGGTTCGAATCCCACCTGTAGCACCAATCTCGTACTGGTAGGATCTTTAGCGGTCAGATCCGGCCGCGCCTGTGCGAGATACCACCCCCCCTGTGGGGAATGTTAAATTTTTCCATGTACGTTATTCTCGGCTCGCTCGAAAGAGTGCAGCGTGCCTTTGTAAGCCGAGTATCTTATGCGATTGTAGCTCAGTTGGTAGAGCAGCAGGCTGAATGCACGTCGATGGTTCAAGTCCATCCAGTCGCACCAGGGTTCCTGTCTTTTTAGGTATGTTATTCAGCAGGAACCTTTTACCTCATTCTTGTTATTCCCGGCTCTTTTGATACGATGCTTCGGTCTATATCGTATCGAAAGCAACAAGGCTTTGTAAGCCGGGTTTATATGCAGCGGTCGTATAACGGCTAATACGTCGGCCTTCCAAGTCGAAAATGTGGGTTCGACTCCCATTCGCTGCTCCATTATGTGCGACGGTTTGAGACTCCTACATATAAATCCAGCCGGGTAAGTCCGTCCACAACCGGTGCAGGTAGACAGCTTTGCCCATTAGGTCTCTAACAAAATGGGGAATAGGTACATGGTGGTAAAAGTACGATCAATAAAATAGCCACGACTTCCTTGTTGCGCCCTAATGTTTCGGATATTGTGGTCCGGAATGGAAGTTGTCCTGCTTGGAGAATCGGGAGTGCAGGTGTACCTAATTTATATGCGGCTATGGCGGAATGGCAGACGCGCCAGATTTAGGATCTGGTCTTCGGGTGAGGGTTCAAGTCCCTCTAGCCGCACCATGTTCGAATATCAACAATAAAACCGAAAGGACGAAGTATTATGAAGGTGATTATTAGCACAACTCCTCTTAACGGCGTACTGACTGATATTACTCTCGATACGGGAGAAGACAAGAGCGACGTGATGGATGTGGTTGGTAACAGCATGATTGCCACTACCATTGATTGGCTCAACAGCAAGAAGATGTCGAAAGAAGATAAGAAAGTGTACATTGATATCTTGTGCAAAGTCTTAAAGGAAAATATCTTAAAAGGGCTCAAGTAAGGAGGGAACAGCCGTATGAACTCCATTATCAATCCTTGGGTGTTCTACTGGATCAGTGTCAGTGATGTGCTGTATCGATTGATGTGGGCTGGCGTAGTTGCTGGGCTGATTGTTTTGGTTTTTTCATCTTGTTGCGATGAAGATGGTGAGCCTGTCTGTGGCGAACGGAAACACATGGTACGAAAGGTCGGTATTTTTCTCACATCCCTTTGTTTGATTGGTGCCGTATTTATTCCTTCTGAAGACACCTGCTACAAGATGCTCGCCGCTGATATGTTTACACAGGATAACATCAACAACGCCACTGAGTATGTCACTGACGTGATTGATTATGCTGTGGACAAATTAAAAGAAGGGAACGGAGAGGACTGAGTAACATGGACGAGAGAAAATTCTGTATCGGTGATCGCGTAAAACTTGAGTCTCCGTGGGGTCCTGATGATCCCAATGAGGGTAAAGAGGGAATCGTTGTTGGGTATACAGAAGATACCGATTGTCTTCAAGTGCAGCTCTGCGATGGGTACACATGGAGCAAGCCAGAATTTCGCCTGATCGAGCACCTGTATGATGATTGGTGGGCACCTGTAGAGTCAACCAGTGAATGTCGCTGCGAGTCTCTGCTTTAATTTTTTCGCCATCCAAACACACTTTACACTGTCAAATGAAAGGAGAAAACGGATGCATATCAAGTATGTGGACGGCCATTATGAAATCGTGTCGGCGGATAATGGCCAGTTCATTCAGTCGGCCGACACATGGGACGAGGCTCTTGACGATATGAAAGAGCTGCTAACAACAACGGTATAACGAGCAAACCGGCTCGTTTACATAACATTTTTTTATTATAAAGGAGATCAATATTATGAAGGCAACTGTTAAGTACAACAACGTTTTCGTCACTTCCGCTTACGACATCGAGACCCTGAAGAAGGTCAAGAAGTTCCGTCCCGAGGCTCTGGTTCTGTACAAGGGCGAGGGCAAGGAGAAGGAGCCTGTCTGCGCTATCGGTGTCAGCGGTTCTGCTTCTGCCAATGAGATGGGTGTGACCTTCGCAAAGAATTCCGTCACTACTCCCAAGGTCGCTACCATGAGCATCGAGCTGCCCAACGGCAAGACCACCGTCGAGGAGATCAACGAGTTCGTTCGTGAGAAGCTGGGTCTGGCCATCGTGAACTGCACCAAGATCGAGGAGCAGATCGCCGAGGCTATGGGCTCTATCGCTGCTGATGAGGCCGCTATGAACGCTGCTATCACCATCGAGAACGACGCTGAGCCCGAGGCCGCCGCTGAGTAAGAGCGCCGCCTGGTAAGAGCGCCACTGTGGTTCCACGCCGGATGTTCCAGCGCAATACGTCCGGCATTCGTTTAAGATGATTCATCAATCTGACGTTTCTACAATAAATTTTTTCAAATTAAAAAGGAGTACATAATTATGCTGAAGATCACTGTGGGTACCAACACCAACCGTAAGACTGTCATGGTTACCGAGGACACTACCCTGCGTCAGTGCCTGGAGGAGAACGATATCAACTACGCTACTGGTCAGACTTCTCTTGATGGTTGTGTTCTGCAGCCTGGCGACATGGACAAGACCTTCGCCGCTATGCACGTTACCGAGAAGGCTTATCTGGTCTGTGTTCAGAAGATGGACAACGCCCGTTAAGGGATTAACGGAGCTTGATCCTGAATCTGTTCGAGCGAATCTCGAATAAAGTCCGAATATAAATCTGTTCTGGTTACAACAGATAAGTAGCATTGCAGCCGCTGGCAGGCCGGTTAAAGTCTGCCTTATATGTGTCCAGTATCTGGGCTTTTTAAATGCAAGATATGAATTTAAGGAGGAAGTAACTATGGCATTCACTGGTTTGCTGACGAAGCTCGGCTCGAACGAATGCAACGAATTTTTCTCTGACATCAAGAGCAGGAACAAATTCGAAACCGAAGATAACACCGTCCTGACCGTTCTCCGGGCAGTGATGAACGAGGAGCGGCTGGCGACTTTTACCGCTGACCCCGAGAACAAGGGTATCATGCAGTCTCTGGTGGTCGAGAACGAGATCCGGCTCCCGGACGATGAGAAGCTGACAGCAGCCTATTACGCTGGTGAGCGTGGTCCGTTCACAAAGATCAAGCTCGGTCTGTATTTCCATTTCATCCCCAACAAGAAAGCAGCCGATTACATCAAGCAGGTGAAAACGTTCGACGAGGACTACAAGAAGGCGGGTTGGGTTCGTCTTGAGGATGTCTCTCTGTATGTCGATCGCAGCGGTGACGCTCTGGTCTATCAGAACGAAACCAAGCAGGCGACCATGGTGTTCGCTCCTTCGCCCAAGAGAATCCAGGTTATGCAGATGATGATGAGCTGTTCACCTCGTCTGCTTCCGTGGGCATTCAAGGATCACCCGGCAACCAGGGACGAACTCGATCTGCTGAAGATGCTGGCCGAGCAGAAGTATGACAAGTTCAATGCAGCAATCGACAAGATCTATGCAACTTATGACTTCTACGGCAAGAAAGTCGAAAGCATGCTCAAGGGATTCTGTAGTCAGAACTTCACCCGCTCGATCCACGATCAGGAAGAACGTGTCCGCCGGGCAGAGAACAACGTCAATGATTACATGAGCAGAGCCCGCGATGCCATGAAGCAGGTGGACGAAGAGCAGATGAAGCTTCTGGTACTCCGGAATCGTGCCTGCAACTCTGGAGACGATGAGAAGGAGCTGGTCGATTTCTTCAAGGCGAACAAATCTCTTATCGCTCTGGATAAGTCCGGCAATCAGCTGTGGGTCGGCGTGAACTGCTATCTGAATGACTACAACGAAGATATCTTTAAGCAGTATGTCGAAAAGCAGGATAAGATGTCCAGCTACATCTACGAGGAGAGCCCGTATGATATGGATCTCACCAAGAAGTTGTTCCTGGCTATCTGGAAAGAGCACCGGTTCAATCTGCGTGTCTACTGCGAGTGGATCGTCTATGATGACTGCCGCGTCGAAGCCATCAGAAGCAGTAACATGAATCACCGGGAAGACCTGATGAAGGATCGTTTTCCTCAGCCGCATATCGACCGGTTTACCTGTTACGGCGGCTATCGCGGTATGCTTCAGGATCTGGCTCTTCGTCGTGATTACATCGGCGTTTTGTCTACTCTGGTGACCTCTTCTTCTTATATCAACTGGACGGATTCTACGGTTGTCGAATGGATGATGGAAAAGCTGTTCGGTGATTATAGAAACAGGAAGTGTCTGGAAGATAAGGATGGTAATCTCTACACCGTCGGAGAGGTGATTGAGATTCTGGAAAACGAAAGCAATGAAACGGCATAAGGAGGTTTGAAGTATGCAGCCGGTTAAGATGAATGACGAACTGATCCAGGGGATTTTGCAGGAGTTCTATGCACAGGCTTCTGCGTTGGGTAATCTGCAGACGGATAAGTTCTCCTTTAACAAGAATTTTTCCAAGCCTGCTAAGGACGCAGTCGAGGTGAATTTCACTCTGGAAGCTTATCACGAGATGTGTGCCCTGATCGATCACTTCAGTACCGAGGTCGCTTGGCACGGTCTGGTGAATCGCATTGATAAGACTCATTTCCAGATCACCAAGATCCTGGTCTATCCGCAGCAGGTCACGGGCGCAACAGTGAATACGGACCAGGAAAAGTATACGACCTGGCTGTATGAGCTGGATGATGAATCTTTTAATACGCTGCGGTTCCAGGGCCACAGTCATGTGAACATGGGCACTTCTCCCAGCGGCGTGGATATGCAGAATCAGTGGGATCTCATTGAGACCCTGAGCTCTGAGGACTACTACATCTTTATGATCTGGAACAAGCGGCGGGAGTATAACGTCCGTGTTGTGGATATGGCGGACAATGCCATCTACAGCGGCGATGATGTCAAGGTGACGATTGGAGAGGCCGATACGAAAGGGTTTCTCGAACAGGCGGAAGCGCTCGTCCAAAAGCCGGTCACAACCACATACAGTGGCTACAGCGGCAACTACAATGGTGCAGCTTACTCCGGCAACTACAGCGCGGGTACAGCAGCTTATCAGGGAGGCGCGTTCGTTGGTAACACAAGCACCGCAGCCGCGTCCACGAAAACAAAAGCAGAAACGAAACCGGCAGCCACGACGAACCCGGCGCTAAAAACTGTCACGGGTGGAGCCGCCCCTAAGATCGATTCAGCCAAGAGCAAGGGAAGCGAATCCAATCTGATGAAGTATTATCAGGAGAATCCGAATGACCTGATGAACAATTGGAATTCGAGCTGCTATCCCTACGCTGACGCATTTCAGGACTAAGAAAGGGAACAACAATGGATCTGAGCAAAATCGAAATGGTGTTTGACCCTGCGTCTGTTAAGGGTCGCATTCATATCATCGGCTGTGGTTCGGTCGGCTCTACTGTGGCTGAACTGCTGGCACGATACGGTCTGACCAAGTTCACTCTGTGGGATATGGACTTTGTCGAACCCAAGAATATCGTCAACCAGATGTTCTTCCAGCAGGATATCGCACATCCCAAGGTGGAAGCTGTGGGAAACATTCTGTGCAATGTGAATCCTGATATCAAAGAGGATCTGGTTCTGATGCCCAATGGCTGGCAGGGCGAAACCGTCAAGGGTTATGTATTCCTGGCCGTGGACAGCATCGAGATCCGCAAGCAGTTCCTGGAGAAGAACAAGTACAATCCTGAGCTGCTCGGTGTGTTCGATATCCGCACTGGCCTGTATGATGCACAGTGCTGGTCGGCCGATTGGAAGGATCGCAAGCAGATCGACAATCTGAAGAACTCCATGAATTTCACTCACGAGGAAGCAAAGGTAAGTACGCCGGTGTCTGCATGTGGCATCGTTCAGGGTGTTGCACCGACCGTTCGTTTCATCTGCTGTCTGGCGGTTACGAACTTTATCAATTTCGTGGGAGGCTACCAGCTGAAAAAGCAGATCGTTGCAACCCCGTTCATTCTGGGTGAAGAGAGCGTCATGGCGTTCTGATAAAATCGTAAATAAATAATCGTGATGAATAGTTGTTTTTTCATAAACAGCGCACTTAGGCCAAGCCAAGTGTATCGAATTGTTAAGAAGAGGGGGTCCTCCCCCGAGGCATCGACATTGCAAAAACTTAACAGGTACCGCCGGCTAACGGTGCTCCCACAGAGTTCAAAACAACCATTTTTGGGTCACCTGAAGGCGGTTATGTAGCCAATCTCAGCATCCAATCATGATCGGGACCTCCTATAGCATGCTATTTAGCCTCAAGAAACCCACTTAGATCACGATGAAATCATAAAGGAGAAACAATGTACATTACATATCTGAATCCTCCTAAGACTCGGCAGATCACTTTTGATGAGATCCTCGCCGGTGTCCAGAATGTAGAAGCACTGCACTATGGCGGCAGCAACACATCTACAATGACCGTGTGCCGCAACGATTTAACCGCCAAACTTCGCGCTATCACCAATGTTCCTGAGATGATCGAGAAGCTGGCGGCCTACAATGTGAAGTATGCGGCGCTTGAATCCAGCGATATCCCGAGTCACTATTCTCACTTTGAGATTCCAAAGAAATCTGGCGGATGGCGACCCATTGATGCACCAGATGAAACTCTTTCTGATGCACTGATCGAGCTGCGGGAACTGCTGAAGAGCTTTATGATCGCAGATTATCACACGAATGCTTTCGCATATATTCCCAATCGCAGCTTTATCGATGCAGTTCGCAAGCATCAGGCAGGTCACAATAAAACCGTCGTTGATGAGGCGACCGGCATGAAAAAGGTCGTCAACTATCAGAATCATTGGGCGGTCAAGTTCGACTTCCATGGTTTCTTCCCTAGCACGACACCGGATTTTCTGCTTGGCATGATGAGTGTGATCTATCCATTCGCTCTGATCATGCGGGATGCACGTGGCCGAGATGAACTGGCAAAGGCGGTCAACCTGTGCTTCCTTCGCAACAGCCTGCCGCAAGGAACTCCCATCAGTCCGTGGCTTACCAATGTGATGATGATTCCGTTTGACCACTGTATCACTCGCAAGCTGTGCTATGGCTACAAAGCAAAGGACGGCATCGATCGTGAGTTTACTTTCACACGATATGCAGATGATATCCTCATTAGCTGTTATCATCACTTTGACCCGATGGAAATTCAGCAGATCATCATTGATGCGTTGAACTTCTTCCATGCGCCGTTTACTCTGAACGAAACGAAAACGCATTACGGCAACCGGCACTCCAGCAAGAACTGGTGCCTCGGCCTGATGTGGAACAAGGACAATCAGATCACGGTTGGCTGGCGCAATCTTAAGATGTTCCGTTCGGCTATGACGAATTATATCGATGCAAAACAGCATGGCAGAACCTGGGAGCTGGAAGATCTGCAAAAGTTCAATGGCAAGCTCAACTATTATCACATGGTCGAGCCCGAGGTGATCGACGAACTGATCCGTCGTTACAATGCAAAGTTCGGCACCGATATTGTGGCGATGCTTAAAGAGGATCTTCGTCCCAAAGAGGGCGTTGTTGCATAAAAAAATGGAGATACACACAAGGAGTGATGATCTATGATTGAAATTATGTGTCGGGATGGAAAGGTTCCGTCGAAAGAACTCGAAAAGGTCGCGGATATGATCTACTATTCCACGGGCATCGAAACAGAGGTGGTCTACGAAGAGGATCGGCGAGCCCTGGTGTTTTGGGGTCCTGAGGATGTCAAAGAGATCGTGGAAAGTTTGAATCTGAAATCGATCAACACAGACGATACCAATTTCTGCGATACCATTGTGGCCGCCGCAGAGCCGAGCATTCACCAGGCAATGTTGGAAGCCGGCAGAGATGTCCTGTTTGATGAAGTCTGTGAAACGGCGGCATCCATGGGCGAACAAATCGAATTCGATGAGCCCGATCAGTAATCAGTAAACAAAAAAGTCACTTTGTATATCGTTCCAAAAGAGCGAGCATCACGCCCAAGGCGGATGTTAAGAAGAATACTCCAACAACCGGCCGCTGCACAATACGGACCTTGATCGTCCCGCTGCCCTCCGCCAACCCTGGCCAGGAACCACCCGCCCTTCGCTCCGAGACGAGGTCACGCGCCAAGTCGCGTGACGAAGTCTCCGATCGTGCGTCCTCCCGTTTCCAGAGCATCGGATTTAGAAAGTGATTTTGATAAAAAAAGAAAATGAGGTAGAAATATGGAATTGATGTATAAGCCAGGCGATAAAGTAATGATTCGTCCGGATCTGAACTGCCGTGAAATTTATTGTATGAGGTCAGGCCGCCACAATGGGGACTATACCTACAATGTGGTTGATCAAATGGTAGATCAGGCTGGAAAGGTTTTTACGATTCATGGTCCTCGCCACGGAGGAGATGGATACACTCTGGAAGAGTTTGATTATGGCTGGACCGACGAGATGTTTGTTCCTATCAATGAGTGCTGCTGTGAATCTCTTCTGTGAGGTAAACAATGAAATACAGATACAATAAGGGCGACGCAGTGGTCGTAAAGCGAAATCTCAAAATGGGATGCAGCTACTTTATGGAGTCTGGCCCAAATACATACACATACAACAATATTGCTGACGGAATGAAGGAGTTCGAAGGCAAGACCGTTCATATCTCAGGACATCTTGATGGTCAATATTTCATTGAAGAAGACAATAAATCATATGCCTGGACGGATCAGATGTTCCAAGCACGGTACGAATACGATACCGCTTGTGTTTGCGAAAGTTTACTATGATTGGAATGATTTGAAAATGCAGAATCCCTGCCATTATTGTGTGGCTCCCAAGCGTTATCCCGGGTGTCACGATCACTGTCAGGAGCGCCAGCAGTACGTCGAAATCGAGCTGACACAGCAGCACCAATACAAAGAAAAGTGCCGCATGATCAACGATTTCGATAACGAGCTATACACTCATAACCTGCGTTACAGAGAAAAATATCAACACAGATATTGATTTACATAGAAAGGATGAAGATCAATGGCAGAACCGGCACGTAAGCGTAAGGATCGTGTGGTTCAGTTTCCACAGCAGCCTGGTTCCGAAGCTCACATCACCATGAGCGAAGCCGAGCTGAAGGAAATGATTTGGGACATCGTGGCTGCCGCTCGCAAGAAAAAGCGCAAGACAAAGCCAACCAACAGCCTTTATACAAAGGATGGCCGCATCAAACCTTCGCCTGCTGATCCGATTCGTTCCAAAGAGGATTTCCAGAAACTGGCGAATTATCTCGCTTCCAACGGCGACCCTAAATTTCGTCTACGCAACAAGGCGATTTTCGTGTTCGGGTGCAGTCTGGGTATTCGTTGTGGCGATCTTCTCAGTCTGAAAACGGCCGATGTTTACGAACAGGATGGCAGTGTGAAAGAGCATGTCGAACTGATCGAAGAAAAGACCCGTAAGCGCAATGTGTGCAAGATCCCCAAGATGGCAGCCGACATTTTGGAAGATTATTTCGATGAACAGAATTTCGAGATCAGTCAATCTGATTATCTGTTTCGCAGTCGCAAGGGTGGTCCTCTGACAGTGCGCGGATTTTATCGGATCTTGAAAGAAGCAGGGAAGGCGTGTGAGCTGGATATCGATCTGTCCACTCATACCATGCGCAAAACCTATGCAATGGCTGCACTTCAGACAGCGAAAAAGGCTGGTACATCTGGGCAAACGATCGAGATGCTTCAAGAAAAGTTTAAGCATAGCAGCCAGCGTGTCACAATGCATTATGTCAAGGCAGACCAGGATAAGATGGACGAAATGTCTGATCGTGTGTCGGACTGGTTCGATGATGGAGAAACAGAATGATTGATTATATGTATCACCCGGGCGACAGAGTTCGCGTTCGTCCTGATCTCTCGGAAGGTGAAGGTTATAAAATGCTGTCTGGCGAAAACAAAGGCAAACCTTGGATAATTCTTGACTGGATGAAAAAATACGCAGGACAAGAGATCGTCATTGAAAAGATCAGATCAGATTCTGGTGTTTACAAAGCACAAGGAATCGATGGCTGCATCTGGAGTGACGAGATGTTTGAGCCGTTTGTCGTGGACGAGTGCGTTTGCGATTCATTGCTGTAATGGAATGGAGGAAGTAGAGCAATGTCAAGATATTATCAGTACAAAAACGGGGAGGAAGTGTTTGTTCGGCCTGATTTGGAACGTGGTGTTCAGTATTATATGCGTTCCGGTTACCGAGCAAATGATGTCAGCGCCACCCTTACTTATTCTCAGGCGCAGCGGCTTGGCACTGTGGTTCATATTGCCGGCAAGCGCAATGGCCGCTATTACATCGACGAAGATTATGGCTGCGATCGGTGGACGGACGAGATGTTTGCAGCGCCCAACGAATGTATCTGCACGCCGCTGCTGTGAGGTGAATTATGAAAGGTGAATACCTGTATAAAATTGGCGACATCGTAAAAGTTCGCGACGATATTGATCGAAACATGTATTATTATATGCGCTCCGGTCCCAAAGCTGGATGCGAACCCGGGACTGTATATCATATCGGAAAATATAAGGGGTCAGTCCACAAAATCATTTCTTATGAGCTGGGTTATTACCAAATCGATAATGACCCTGATCATCTGTACTGGTCTGATGGAATGTTTGAGCCGATGTCGGTAAACGAATGCATTTGTGACTCTTTGTTGTGAGGTGAATGCGATGGACGCTTTATTATATCAGCCGGGTGATCTGGTAACGATCCGTTCGGATTTGACCGCAGACCGCGATTATCCTGTTTTATATGGTCCTTCAGCAGGCAAACGAGACCTTTTCTGTAACTACGATATGGTCAACTATAGCGGAAAGACCTATGAAGTCGAGGATTACACCGATAATGATAATTTTTATAGACTACATGGAATCCCTTATTGGTGGACTGAGTCTATGTTTGAAGACCCGACCGAATGCATTTGTGACAGTTTACTGTAATTAAAAAAGGAGAATGAAAACAATGGAAAATTTCAAAATGTTCCGCACCATGCTTCAAAACCACTTCAATGAGATGGTGAAGGATGGTGCACCTCTGTTTATCACCAATGCAGATGAGGATAAGCTATATGACCTCTATCTGGACAGCTTTCCGGCTGGCACGAATCCTATCTTCCGTAAGCGCCGTGAGTATGATTGCTCCTGCTGCCGTCGCTTCGTGAAGAACATCGGTAAGCTGGTTTCTTTCATGGATGGTCAGATGGTCACCGTCTGGGATTTCGACACCAAGTCTGACGTTTATCAGCCGGTTGTGGATGCGCTGGCTGCCTATGTGAAAACCTGCGCTGTTGTGAATCCGTATTACGTCAGCCGCAATATGATCTCTGATAGCAAGTTTGGCACTGAGATGAACTATGAGTATGACGCTGATCATAAAGCGGTTCGCACCTGGGATCATTTCGCTGTCGAGATTCCTCAGCGGTTCATTGTGCGTCCCGATGACGTACCTACCAAGATGGCTCAGTGGCGTGATTCTGCCAATGTCTTTAAGCGCTCTCTGGAAGAGCTGACCATGGATGCCGTGGACACCGTGCTTGAGCTGATTGCGCAGAACAGCCTGTATCGCGGTAAGGAGTTTGAATCTCTGGTTCGTGGCTTCAAAATCGATAAGCAAGTGTATGATCGTCTGCCTGATGAAAAGAAGTCCGCTTATGTTTGGATGGCTCCCGGCGGAGCTTCGATGAACCGGCTTCGTATCCGCAATACGGCAATCGGTACTCTGCTGGTGAACCTGAGCGAGGGTATGGACGTGGATGCTGCTGTGTCTGCGTTTGAGGCCATTGTTGCTCCCGCCAACTATAAGCGTCCTAAGGCGATTTTTACCAAGAAGATGCTGGAAGACGCACAGAAAACCGTCGCTGAGTTGGGTTATATGAACAGTCTGGGTCGCCGGTTTGCTACTCTGGACGACATCACTGCAAACAACATCTTGTTCTGCAACCGTGATGCTGCTCCTCGGGTGATGGGCGCTGTGAATCCGTTTGAGGCAATGGTAAAGTCTCTGGGTGCCGACCCTAAGAAGTTCAGCCGCGCGGAAGAAATCGGCATCGAAAAGTTCGTCAAAGAAGTTCTGCCTACTGCGGCAGGTCTGGAACTGTTCATGGAAAATCGCTTCTCGAAGAACATGGTATCTCTGATTGCGCCGCAGGATAAGAGCGCGCCAAGCATGTTCAAGTGGTCCAATGGTTTCAGCTGGACGTATACCGGCAATATGGCAGACAGCGATATCCGCGAAAACGTTAAGGCTGCTGGCGGTAAGGTGGATGGCGTGCTGCGTTTCTCGATTCAGTGGAACGATATGCCTGGTGAATGGGATGAAAACGATGAGGACGCTCATTGTATTGAACCCGATAAGAATCACATCTATTTCAGAAACAAGTGGCACCCTCGTACTGATGGCCGCCTGGATGTGGATATCACTCATCCTTCGCGGGATAAGGCTGCTGTTGAGAACATTACCTGGCCTGACATTAAGAAAATGAAGGAAGGCGAGTACAGTTTCTATGTGAACTGCTTCACTAGTCGTGGCGGTAAAACTGGTTTCCGTGCTGAGATCGAGTTTGATGGCAACATCTACTCGTTTAACTACGATAAGCCGCTGCATGGTGGTCAGAATGTCGCCGTGGCAAAAGTCACACTGAAGGACGGTAAGTTCTCCATCAAGGAGCTGCTGCCCAGTTCTACCAGTACCCGCGAGATCTGGGGTGTGAATTCCAATCAGTTTGTACCTGTGTCTGTGGCGATGTATTCTCCGAACTACTGGGATGAGCAGACTGGCAACGGCAATCGCCACTATTTCTTCATGCTCAAAGACTGCGTCAATCCGGAAAAGCCCAATGGTTTCTACAATGAATTCCTGAAGGCAGACCTGCTGCAGCATAAGCGTGTGTTTGAGGCGCTGGGTTCTCAGATGGCAGTTCAGTCCGTGGATGACCAGCTGTCCGGTGTTGGCTTCTCTGAGACGCAGCATAACAGTTTCATCGTTAAGGTGCAGGGGGCAACCGAGCGAGTTCTGAAAGTGGTGATTTGATGGCAACTTATCCTACAGAATATAGGTATAAAATCGGCGACAAGGTTCTTGTAAAAAATGATCTGCACGAAGCTCTAACGTATAGTGATAGTTACAAGATGCGATCTGGACCGCGTGCTGGTGGCTGGGCCTCGTGCACCAAACGACACCTCTCTTTTGCAGGAGCTATTGTGACGATTAAATCGTATAAAAATGGTGGATATCATATCGCGGAAGCTCCTGATGGTGATTTCTGGACAGACGATATGTTCGTTGGTCTGGTAAACGAAAATGAATGTTACTGCGAATCTCTACTGTGAGGTGCTAAATGGAATATCGTTATAAGCCGGGTGATCGTGTCGTAGTGATCAATGAAATTCGAGAAAACGGAGATTACTACATGCGCTCTGGGAGTCAGCACCCGCATGCTAATGTGATCTGCGTGAGCGAAAGTACGATTCGCGCACGAAAAGCTTTGGAGGGAACGGTTGTCACGATTCTTGAGTATTGTCGCAATCGATATATCATCAAAGAAACGGATCAGAAAATCCTGTGGACAGATGATATGTTTGTTGGTCTGGCGAACGAAAAAGAGTGCTGCTGTGAATCTCTGCTATAAGGAGGCACAAGTTGCAAGATACAAAATATCATGTAGGCGATGTCGTTATTGTCCGCCAGGATTTAGATTTCAGAAAGTGTTATTGGATGCGATCAGGTGGAAAAGAAAACGCTCCTTGGAGGAACGTTGTTTCAGATGTTGTAACCGAAGACATGATAGAGCTTTGTGGACAGACTATCGAAATCGAAGAAATAGTCGATACAGTCGATGGTAGAAAATACAGAGCAAGAGGTCGCTATTGGACAGACGACATGTTTTCTGATCAAATCGGCAACGAGTGCTACTGCGAATCTCTACTGTGAGGTTTGTTATGGATTATGTAATTCCACTTCGATTTAAGCAAGGCGATCATGTTGTGGTTCGTCCGGATTTGGATATCAATACGGTCTATCAAACATTTGGAGGTAAGAATGCCGGTTATCGTGCAACTCCAACGTTAAATATGGTTCGCCTTGCTGGGTCGGAATTTGAGATTAAAGAATACTCTAGGTCTCAAAAAACTGTAAAACTAAAATGCTGTGGTTCTTATTGGACAGAACAAATGCTGATTCCCAAAAGTTTTGTAGAACAGGAATGCGTTTGTGAATCACTATTATAAATCTGAAAGGGGAAATTATCATGGAAAAGAATCTGTTTGAAATCGCAACCCGTAATCGCTATCGCTTTAACTACAAGGGCGTTATGACCGTAGAGGATCTGTGGAGTCTGCGGGTCGAGGATCTGGATGCCATCTTCAAGATGCTGAACCGTCAGAAGAAGACCGCTGACGAGGATTCTCTGCTGGCTACTAAGAGCGCCGAGGATCAGGATCTGGCCAATAAGATCGATATCGTCAGGTATATCGTGTCTGTCAAGCTGGCTGAGGCAGCGGAGCGTGTGTCTGCCGCCGAGAAGAAGGCACAGCGCGATAAGATCATGGAGATCGTGGCAAAGAAGAAGGATAAGGCGCTGGAAGACATGGGCATCGATGATCTGATGAAGAAGCTGGAAGAGTTGAACTGAGAAGGGAAGTATCAAACATGAAAATCGTTGAGAGTTCTGGCCTCTTGCACCTGTATGGCGATGATATGCAGGCTTATGATCAAATTCCAGCGGGCACGTATGATATCTGCTTTGCTAAGATGACCGGTTTTTATCTGGCTCGTCGTCCCGATATGTCTGTCAGTGAAAAGGTTTATGGCGTTCAGGGCTCTAAGGTTGCCAAGGTACTGAATTCGTTTAAGGTGTTCAACCGTAACCTGGGTGTTATCCTCAGCGGCAACAAAGGCATCGGCAAATCTCTGACCGCTAAGATGATTGCGCAGGAGGCGATCAAACAAGGCTATCCTGTAATCCTTGTCTCTCAGTACATTCCTGGCATTGCCAATTTTATTGAGGCAATCGACCAGGAGGTTATGGTTTTGTTTGATGAGTTTGACAAGACCTTCAAAGCTACCAGCGATGACAATCCGCAGGATACGATGCTGAGTCTGTTCGATGGTACCAGCGCAGGCAAAAAGCTGTTCGTTGTCACCTGTAACCAGCTCAATGGCCTGAATGATTATCTGGTCAACCGTCCCGGCCGCTTCCACTATCACTTCCGCTTCGATTACCCTGGCGCTGACGAGGTCGAAACCTATCTCAAGGATAAGCTCGAAGAGAAGTATTACGATCAGATCCCAGCTGTGGTCGATTTTTCTGGCAAGATCGATCTGAACTACGACTGCCTGCGGTCTATCGCCTTTGAACTGAATCTGGGCACTCCATTCGCAGAGGCTATCAAGGATTTGAATATCATCAACATGAACGAGACCAGCTATAAGCTCACTGTTATCTTCAAGGATGGTTACCGTGCGTCCAGCACCAAGCGTTTTGATATGTTCAATGGTGCACAGCGTATCTGTTTTGATGTTAAGCTGAAGGATGGCTACTGGCCTGATTGCTACATCAACACCGAGGATATCCAGTATAACCCCGCCAACGGTGAGCAATTCATTGATGGCAAGAAGGTTGATGTGATCAATCCGTATTCCAAGAGCGATGACGATGAAAAGGATCGTTATGAAGCTTTTGAAAAGGACAATGGTGTGGTCAAAGTCATCATTTCCCGTACTCGTGAAAGAGACATTCATTACATGGTCTAAGGAGGATCAATATGGTCAAAGTAAATCATTATAAGATCGATTCTTTCCCTGACGGCACTCCGCTGATCAAGAAGGATCTGACCATCAATTATCTCAATGTAATCAGCATCGTCTGGACGTTTGAATCCATGGCCGAGCTTCCCACGGTCATTATGATCGCAAAGGACGCAAAGGATAATGGGGCAGAAGTTGAGCTGTTTATGCCGTATATCCCGAATGCCCGCATGGATCGCGCCTATTACGACGAGGACGTATTCACCCTCAAGTGGTTCGCTGACGAGATCAATCGGTGCGGATTCAGTAGCGTCAGCGTGTTTGACCCTCACAGTGATGTGGCTCCGGCGCTGATCAATCGGTGCGAAGTACATACTCCGATTCGTGAAATCTGTCAGGCAATTGAGGAGAGCAAGCCGGATGTGATCTATTTCCCGGATGCCGGCGCGATGAAGCGTTATGAGGAAACCGTTCACTGGGCACTGGATCGAACAAAGTGCAGTGCCTACATCATCCATGGCGATAAAAAGCGGGACTGGGCAACGGGCAAAATTCTCGGTCTGGATGTTGTTGGTGAAGTGAAGCCTGGTGAAAAGGTTCTGATGATCGATGATATCTGTTCTTACGGCGGCACCATGTTCTACTCGGCCAAGAAACTGAAGGAACTGGGTGCTGGTGATATCGATATGTATGTCAGCCACTGCGAGAACAGTATCCTGGACTCTGAGCGCGGCCATCTGTTTGACGATCCAGAACTGATTCATATGGTCTATACCACAGACAGTATCTTCACCGGCAAGCACGACAAGATCACTGTTTTTGAACACAAGTGGGACGAGGACTGATATGGAAGTTTGGGCATTAGATATTCATTTTAATACGGATGGAGATTTTGGTTGGCGGCTTGCTCCGATTGCAATGACTTATAATGCCAACGATCAATTTTACAGGCTGAGCGTAGTTCGAGAAGTTAAAAGCGATGTCGAAAAACGTCAAGTGATTGCCGAATTTAATTGGATTTTGGAACAGCTGATTGCAAATCTTCATACCGACAAAAATTATGTTTTTGACTACGTTGATGAAATGCTAAATGACTCTCTTGATGAAGAGTGGAAAGAAGATTTTTGTCATGAACTGTCTGGCAACTATGATGGTTCTTATGTTCAATTCCGAATTCATACATCAAAAGATAAAATGTCTTTCAAGGTTAACTGTACAAGAGAAGAGTACGAAAAAATTCAAAAGAAGTATGGAGACTGCCTTGGAATCGATGGAAGGCAGGTTGTAAAAGAATTATTGAAGGGCTAAATATGAAGTATGCAAAAGGTGAAATCCTTAGTGCATATCAGCGCTTGACGAAAAGTATCAAATATGGAGATGCATACTGGTCTGAAAAAGCAATGATAAGTGATGCTCTGAGTGATTACTTCAATCGGATCGAGAGCAAGAAAGTTGTAATCGATCCAAAGTATGAAAGCTACAGATGCCCAAAGTGCAATACAACGTTAATTGGTCAATATGATCACTATTGCGGACAATGTGGTCAGAAATTGGACTGGAGGATTTGAAATGATCAATATCAACCCGATGCTGCTGTGTGATTTCTACAAGACAACCCACAGTAAGCAGTTTCCGGCCGGCACTACCAAGCTGGTTAGTTATTTTACTCCACGCATGAGCCGACTGGATGGCGTGGATGAAGTCGTTGTGTTCGGTATTCAGGCATTTTGCAAGGATTATCTGACGAACTATTTCAACGACAACTTCTTCGACGAACCAAAAGGAATGGTCGTTCCCCAGTATAAGCGATATCTGGATGCGACCATTGGCAAGGATGCTTACGATCTGAGCAAGATTGCAGCGCTACATGATCTGGGATATCTTCCTGTTGAAATCAAGGCGCTGCCAGAAGGTACTCGCTGCCCCATCCATGTGCCGTTCCTTGAGATGAGCAATACGCATCCTGATTTCGCATGGGTTCCGCAGTTCCTCGAATCTTTTATGAGTTCTGAGCTGTGGCATCCGATGATTTCTGCAACGGTCGGCACCCTGTATCGCGATATCGTGGACAAGTATTACGATGAAACCGTTGAGGATGGCGTGCCGCATGCTCGTGCTCTGGGTGATTTCAGTTTCCGTGGTCAGGAGTGTATGCAGTCGGCAGTTAAGTCAAGCGCCGGTTGGTGTCTGAGTTTTCTGAATACGGCTACTGTCCCTGCGATTCCGTATCTGGAGGAAATGTATCGCTGCAATTGTGAAGAAGAGCCCGTTGCGTTTGGCGCTGTTAGTACCGAGCACAGTGTGATGTGTTCTAACTTCGCAGTCGATGGCGATGAAATCACCTTCATCCGCAGGGCGCTGACGGAGCTGTATCCCAATATGAGTTTCAGTATGGTGTCTGATTCCTACGACTACTGGAATCTGGTCGATAACATCCTGCCGCAGCTCAAGGATGAAATCATGGCTCATAATGGTACGCTGCTGATCCGTGGCGACTCTGGCGATCCGGTCGAAATCGTTACGCAGACGGTCTATCATCTGTGGGATATCTTTGGCGGCACAGTCAACAGTAAGGGCTACAAGGTGCTCGATCCTCATGTGAAGGCACTGTACGGCGATTCCATTACGGTGCAGCGGTGCGAAAAGATTTATGCCGAACTCAAGGAGCATGGTTTTGCCTGCAACAATGTCAGTCTGGGTGTTGGCTCTTTCTCTATGCAGTGCATCGAGCAGAATGGCCAGTTGAAGCCGTTCACCCGCGATACGTTCGGCATGGCTGTCAAGGCAACTTATGGCGTGGTCAACGGCAAAGAAATCCAGATCTTCAAGGACCCCAAGACCGACACTGATCATTTTAAGAAGAGTCTGAAGGGTATGTGTTATGTCACTAAGGATGATTCTGGAAAGCTGGTTTGTACTGATGGTCTGATGGATCACGCCGCTCATTCGGATGGTAATCTTCTGCAAACTGTGTTCCGCAATGGGGCTATGGTCAAAGAGTACAGTCTGAAGGAAATTCGCGATCGTCTGTGGGAAGGTGAATTCTGATGGAGAAGTCGGTTCTTCAGTTTTGGAGTAATCAAAGACTTATCTGGAAAGGTGAGCGGAAAGATGCTGTGAAGCTGATTAAGGCAGGAGCGTTTGACAATCTGAACGTGATGGTGTGGACGCAGGACCTTGAGAATTTTAATCTGCACAGTCAACGAGGAGCACAATATTTTGGAATCAAAGAGTTAAATCGGAGGTGAAATATGGCTGTTGTAATCAAAGAAGGTAATGTGTTTGATTCTGACGCTAAGATCATCTGTCATCAGGTGAATTGTCAGGGCGTTATGGGGTCAGGTGTTGCCAAAGAAGTTCGTGAGCGGTATCCAAAGGTGTACGAGGAATATCACACTTACTGCGAAAGCAACAAGGATTGTCCTGAACGAATGCTGGGTGTCGCTCAGATGGTTCCAGTTGATGAAAAAGGTTCTCGATGGATCGTCAATTGCTTCGGTCAGAACAGTTATGGATATGACGGAAAGCAGTACACGTCTGTTGGCGCACTGTTTGAAGCATTCAAAGAAGTAGCCAAAATCGCCAAGGCATCAGGAGTTAAAGTGGCTATGCCGTATGGAATCGGCTGTGTTCGTGGCGGCGCAAAATGGCTGCTTGTGAAAGAAATCATCGATTTTACATTTAAAGACGTTGACGTGGAACTGTGGAGATTGGAGGGTAAATAATATGCGCAAGTATGAATTTGACGCAGCAAAAACCAAAGATGAAATCGTCGGGTGGATTCGGAACTATTTCCGCAAGAATGGTCCTGATTGCAACGCGGTGATCGGTATCTCTGGTGGCAAGGATTCCAGCATCGTGGCTGCTCTGTGCTGTGAAGCGCTGGGCAATGGCCGTGTGATCGGTGTTTTGATGCCCCAAGGTGCTCAGAGCGATATCGATGTGGCACGGGAACTAGTTAAGCATCTTGGCATCAAGTCGTTCGAGATCAATATTGCCGAGACTGTGAACGCACTGCTGGCCAATGGGCGGACGGCTGGTCTGTGCGATTCCAAGCAGGCTCGTGTGAATCTGCCGGCACGAATTCGTATGGCGACTCTGTTCATGGTGAGTCAGAGTATGAATGGGCGAGTAGCTAACACTTGCAACGCTTCAGAAAATTTCGTCGGATGGCAAACTGTGGGAGGGGATGGATTTGGTCAGTTCAGTCCTCTCAGTAAGCTGACTGTCACTGAGGTAAAAGCCGTTGGTCGTGAGTTGGGTCTTCCTGAAAAGTTCATCGAGAAAGCGCCGGAAGATGGACTGACTGGAAAGACCGACGAGGATAATTTCGGCTTCACCTATGATTTTCTTGATAAATATATTCGTACTGGTGATTTCGGCGGTGACACCGCTACGGCTGCCAAGATTGATCGGATGCACGAGGCAAATTTGTTTAAGGATTTGCCGATGCCTACGTATGACCCGACCTTGTTTAATTGGTGGTTCTAATCAAGGAGGATTCAAAATGGAAAAGGAAAAAGTTGATGTTCTGATCGTTGTCGATATGCAGAACGATTTTGTCACCGGTCCGCTGGGTACTCCTGAAGCGCAGGCCATTGTGCCGAAGGTCGTTGAGAAGATCAAGAACTGGAATGGTGAAATTCTGTATACGCAGGATACGCATTATGACAACTACCTCGAAACTCAGGAAGGCAAACATCTTCCTGTAAAACATTGTATCGAACATACGAGGGGCTGGTTATTTATTGATGAAATCGAACACGATCTTTTGCCGGAAATGAAAGACCCACAAGCAAAAATTTACGAAAAGAGAACTTTTGGTTCGACATTGCTAATGGAAGATTTATGCGACTCTCATTTCTCTACAATTGGAGGAATGGCAGATTTTAAGGTCAATTCCATTACTCTGGTCGGCCTCTGCACGGATATCTGTGTCATTTCGAATGCGCTTCTGCTTAAGGCAGCACTACCTGAGGTTCCTATCATTGTGGATGCAAGTTGCTGTGCCGGTGTGACTCCTGAGTCTCACAAGAACGCATTGGCTGCTATGAAGATGTGCCAGATCGAAATTGTAAACGAGGAATAAAATGCACTACGTTAATAGTGATATTATTTTGGACGCTGACGAAGCAAGACGGTTTCAGTATCTTCTAAGGCATCCAAACGTAGAGGAAATACAAAGGAAGTTAAAGGCTTGTAACGATGCTCTCGCTGAAATGAATTATCGAGAGAACGAAGACGGGACTGCTTCTTTTGATATTGATCTTGAGGTGTAAACCATGGAAGAGATTATTATTTTCGGTTAACGTCCGGATGCCAGGTGATTAGCGGTACTGGGGCAGACATAACCGCCGCCAGAATAATTTGCAAAGGAGAATGGATATGAACGAAGAAAACATCAAGAATGAAGCGTATCAACTGATTGATAAATATTTTATGCCAGCTAAAGCAATCATCGTGAAGGACTTTCTTAATACATATGGATTTTGGGATGCTCCTGCTTCTACAAAATATCATGGTAACTACCCTGGCGGTTTAGCTGAACACAGTCTGACAGTTGCAAAAAATCTTTTGATGTTAACAGAGAAGCTTGATTTGAAGTGGGATAATCCCGGGTCTCCATTTATTGTTGGTCTGCTACACGATGTTTGTAAGATGGATCAATACAAGCTGATTGACATAGAAAATGGTTATCAGTACGCCTATACAAATGATTCTATTTACAGTCATCATGGTGAAAAGTCCATTTGTATGTTGGCGAGTTGTATTACCTTGACTCAAGAGGAAATCGCATGTATCCGCTGGCATATGGGCGCGTATGAAACCGATACGAACGAGTGGAAGTATTACGGCAACGCTATTGCAAAATATCCCAATGTGCTGTGGACTCACACGGCAGATATGATGGCCAGTCATATTGCTGGTGTGTAAGGAGGGATTATAATGTCGCCCTGTTTGATGTGCGCCGAAAAGAACTGTCACAACTGTCCATGTGCGATCTGTGAGGTCGTCAATGGCAAGCTGCAGGATAATTTTGTAATGCAGACAGCAATGAAGAATAAAGCGGACTGCAAGAAATTCATGGCGCGTCTTTCAGTAGAGCTTCAGCAAATCGGCCAGATGAAATCCAAGAGCTGGACGGATAAAAACAACTGGCGCGGGTTCCCGGCGGGCTGGTTTAAGCATGATGATCTGGTTTCGTGGTTGCTCTGTCATTGTTAAAAGGAGATGGCAAGATGGGATACACAGTATATATTACGGCAAATCGCTATTATGAAGTACATATCAAGGATGCAAAAGACACAGACGATGCAATGCAGCAGGCTCTGGCAAAGTATGATAACGGAGAGCTCGAAAGCTATGAGGATGAGTTTGAATCGGCGTTCGCAGAATCGGAGGATGATTGATTGGCAAGCAAGTGGCAAACCTGTCGGTTATCAGAAACTCAGGATCGTCGGGTGAAGTTGACCAAGGCCAAAAAGGAAGAAATCGCCCGTAAGTTTGAAACCGGCGAATACTCACTCCGGGGTCTGGCGCGGGAGTATAACGTTTCGCACAAAACGATTTCGCTCATTGTCGATCAGCGGGCAAAACGAAAGAACGATGAATACAACAGAACACACTGGATGTATTATCGTCCGGATGCAGAAACAATGCGGGAAGCGCACCGAAGATCAAAAGAATATAAAAAGCGACTGTACGAAAGAGGAGAGTTGAAATAATGGGACAGCGGTTGGTTATTACGGTCCATGCGTTTGACGAGGATATCGCCACGATCTATTATCACTGGTCTGCATATACAACCAGCGCACTGGACGAAGCTCAGAAGATCCTTAAAAATGTCAAATGGGAAGATACCACGTCAAAGGACGAATTGATCCTGCGTATCGTTCGCTTCATGGAGTCCAATGGAGGCTGTATCGATTTTGAAGATAAGCCGGAGTTCAATAAGCGTTTCCCGAATGTTGAGTTTAAGGACGATGGCTCCCGCAACGATGGTCTTGTTGCAATCTCTAAGCAGGTAATGGACAAGCAAAAATACTGGTCTGAGGGCGATTTGATCATTGATTTTGATAACGAAATGATTTGTAACTCGGTTTTCTGGTGGTATGATTCGGACGAATCTCTGCGGGATGAACTTGGCGAGGATTGCGATATTGATTTTGACACTATTCCGGAGCTCAAGATCGATCCCGGCGAATTCTCGTTCGATGATCTTACATATATGATCAAGACGTTTACAGATGGCTATAGTTATCATCGCTATCAGGGTGAAATCTTGGAAAGTATTGATGGTTGAGTGAGGTGATAAAAAATGACACAAGAAGAATTGCAGTCGATCATTACAAGCGAACCGTATAATTTTCTGCGCACCAATCCGCATTTGGGCAAGCAAGTGATGTTTTTGACCATTGGCGGCAGCCACGCCTATGGAACGAATGTGGAAGGGTCAGACGTTGATATCCGGGGTGTCGCACTTAACACAGAACATGAGCTGCTTGGCATGGACACGTTCGATCACTGGGTCGATGAAACCACTGATACAACGGTATTTAGTTTCAACAAAGCAGTCAAACTCATGTGCAGCGGCAATCCGAACATGCTGGAGCAACTTGGAAATGCTGACGATCTTGTCATCAGCTATCATCCGGCCACAAAGCTTTTGATGGATAATAAGAAGTTGTTCCTGTCCAGACAGGTCGTGTATTCGTTTGGTGGCTTTGCAGATAAATTGTTCAAGAAGGCAGTCACTTTGGGCGAATGGTGTAATCAATACCCAGAAGATCAGATCACAAAGAAGCGAATGAACAAAACCATTATGAATATGATTCGTCTTTACCTTATGGTATTTGATATTCTGGAAAAGGGTGAAATCATTACGAATCGGGCGGAAAATCACGACCTGTTGATGATGGCTCGAAACGGTGAATTCCAGGCTGCAAACGGTTATATCAAGCACGATGTAAAAGATTTCCACAAAGAATATGAAAAGCGTCTGCAGTACGATAAGGCGAACACTGCTTTGCCGGACACCATCGATAGAAACCGTGTCAACGAGTTAGTTGTGACTATCAATCGAATGGCGCTAACGGTGATGTAAAATGAAAATCGAAGACTATTCGCCAGATGAATTGGCTGAAATTTTTAAGGAAGAACTAGATCGTCTTAATATCCCATATCATTATGATCTGGACGCGGAAGTGAAATTTGCGCCATTGATGCCTGATGAACCAATTTTAGAAGTGTAATTTATTGGACTATTAAGATGATATAATTATAGGAAAGGAGTATACCCTCCACGGATGAGGGTATGAAAATTGAATATGTTGAAGCTGTCAGTGTCGAACGCAAACAGCAAGATGGGGAGTATCAAGTCGATCTCGATGCCCCGTATTAAAACCTGTGCTCCAGGCGTTCCGTGCGCAAAAATGTGCTATGTCAGTCACTTCGACTGGCGAACCACGGTACGAAACGCCTATGACAACAATTTGAATCTGTGGTTAACAGACCCTGACGGCTTTGAAGTCCAAGCGACTGCAGCTGCTTATGGGTCTTTTTATTTTCGGTGGCATGTCAGTGGAGATATCGTGGATGAACGATATTTCGATATGATGTGTCGCATCGCAACTAAACTCCCTCGCACTCAGTTTCTCGCATTCACCAAGAAATACGATCTGGTTAACACATTTGTGAAATCTGGCGGTACGATTCCCAGAAATTTACATATTCTCTTTTCATCCTGGCCTGGCTATAATGTAAATAACCCCTATAATCTTCCAGTTGCTTATGTGGCATTTAAAGATGGATATTGTGAAGCGCCAGCAGATGCATATGAGTGTTCTGGACATTGCGAGGATTGTGCTTACGCTGGTAAAAACTGCTGGGTCATGGGGCGAGGCCAGTCCATTGTTTTAAAAGAGCATTAAGGATTTTATAGACCCCTATTATAATAATGTAGGAAGGATGATATAAATGGCGTATGTTCTTACCAACGGACACACCTATATCACAAAAAAGCCGAATGGCAAATTCACAACAACATACGATTCAAGCCTGGCGTCGCAGTATGATGCAGAAAGCAAAGCCTGGAACGTATTAAATTGTCTGCCGCGTACATATAAAGAAGCCGGGTATCTCCCAAAGAAAATCGAAGTCAAGGAAGCATCGGCACAGTTAAAAGAGCTGGCCGCTCCCGCACAGCCAGAACGAAAGCGGTTCGATCCTGTATCTTATCCAATCGAAGATTCAGAGTGGATGACTGATTTTAAAAAGAGTCTCAAAATTGTCGATAAAACTCTCAGCAGCTTAAAGCCGATGTATGCCAACCTCTATTCTGATCTGACTCGGGCAACAGATGAGATTGATGATCTGGAGCACGCCATTGAGCTTGTCAAGGCAAACGCGGTCCAGCGCTGCTTTCTGGAGAACGAACTAAAGAAGGCGCGTAAGATCCGCCGCGAGTGCAAGGATGCGATGAGCCTGATCGAAATGGTGCTAAAGTTCAATCTGGATGACTGGGGAACCGGCAGAGTGCAGTCTGAAATTGTTCGCCTGGAAACTCGGTGTTATACGCCGAAAGTCCGTGATGATATTTTTGTTTAAGGAGTGATTTATTATGAGTGGAGCAGTTTCGTTTGTTTTGGGTCTACTGGGGCTGGGAGCTTCTGGCGCGGTCAGTGCTGGGCAGAGTATGAGCCGAAAGAAAGCTGATTATGAATTTGGTGAAGCACATGGTTATCATGGAACACCAGATGTCCTTCAGATGCGAGATCGTGTCCGCAAAGAGTGGTGGAGTATGTGTGGTGACGTATATAATGCCTGTGGTAAGCCTGCGAGTGAGTATGGAAATCCATACAAAACCCCATATTGTTATTGTAAGAAGCGCTGGTTTATTGCCCATCTGAACGAAAAAGGCATTCCGTATGATGATGTTGTCGTGAACGATGTGACAGGAGTCACATTTTATGAGCGGCAGAATCAGCGGTCGAGGGAGTGGATGAGAAAGTTATGAAAGTTTATGACGCTTTGAAGTCAGTTTTAGCAGCTGTAGAAAAAAATCATTCAAAATTAAGAGCAGAACCTGATTCCGACGGCGTATCCCATGACAAATGGGAAGAAGAGGAAGAGGTATTAACTGACTTAGAGGAAAGTTTGGAAGAAGCAATTGAACAATATGAAAGTGCGATGGAAGTGAGAAGAAGTCTGCGCACAATAGTTCTAAACAATTAAAAGTTGTCGCTTTGGGTTGAAATACGCTATATTTTGTGGTAAAATAACAACCGAACTGAATTTAGTTAGAAAAACAGGACATCTTTTAGTTGTTTGGAGGGCAAAATGCGGATCACATATACTGCCCAGGAAATGTACGAACATATCCGATCATATGACATCATTGAGTTCTGGGGCAGCCGGAACGAAGAAAATGTCTGCATGATCAAAGCCAAGTCATCCTGCGTTGCACTGAGAAAAGGCAAGCGATACAACTACATCAGTATCGAATGCCAGTTTGACCACAGGTCAGACATCCTTTGTTGCTGCTGCAACATTACAGGCAACGTGTTCTCTTGTGAAGTTGAGAGGGGGAAAAAGTCTGAGCACCTTATTATTACATCCGATTATGCAGAGGAGCCAATCACACTTTTTTTAAAAAATCTCTGAATTGGTATTGTAAAGTGTGAATGAGTGTGGTATAATAAGGACACAAAGTAAAACAGATGGTCAGCAAGGAGGTCATAATATGTTTAAGGCTGGCTCAAGTGTCCCAAAAATCGGTGAGATCCGTCTCGGTTATGTTGCAGATGTTAAGCAGGAAGGAAAAACTGTCCATAAATATTATGGCGTTCATCCTTATCTGATCGTCAGCAACAACATCTACAACAAAAACTCTGGCCAGTGTGAGGTGATTCCATTCACCACAAAACGCTGGAACAGCCGCAACCCGGTCCATGTTGATTTTGGTGTAGGTGAAGTTGATGGCTTACCACATGAATCCACTCTTGTGATCGAAGGCCGCGATACGCTGTTAAACTCTCAGCTGAGCGAACCAATCGGAACGTTCTCTGATAAGAACTGGCAGCGCGCAGCGAACGCCATGGTGATCCAGTGTCCGATGCTTGCGGCGGCATTCAGTACAAATCTGGTCTCTGCATCATAAAATCTACGATTCTGTTTGCAAAATCTTCTTACATAGTGTACAATGAATCTAATAGTTCATATACCGACCCACTGTGTAAGGAGATATCAAACGATGAGACAGAGTGCGGAATATTATAATGAAGAGCTCAAGACCAGATTTATTCTGGATAAAATGTGCGAAAAAGATTCCAACGGAGATCCAGCTAAGGATTCCGCTGGAGAATATATCATTCTTGCTAAGAGTAAGAACAGGTATAACAAGGTTCGCAGCATTTTTCATAAGCTTGCCGCGTTCGAACAGAAGTATGAGAAAGACTTTTATGAGATCGAGTCTGACAAAGACGAAGAATTTATAAACGATCTGTTCTCAAGGTGGATCTCAGAACTGAATGAAAACTACAGCATCTTTGTGTTGTCTATTTTCAAGCAGTATATTATGTGGTGCAGAGATGAGGGTTTGCTCTCAACGCAGCGGTACTATCAGCATCCGTTCTTTGACATGGAAATGTCCGGATGGAAAAAGAAAGACACCAGTTCCACCTTCCGCTCTGAGCGTGTAAAGAACCAGCTGGAAGCCATTGCAAACAAGAGTACCGATGAATTGGCTGAAAACTATGTGTTTCCATCAGAAGATGATTTCTTCACCTACGTCGTTTCTGTGTTCTCGGAAGAAGGGGCGATTATGACAGGCGCAATCATGTGTCTGCTGTATTATGGATTCCAGTCCGAAGAGATTCGCGTCATCAAAAGAAAAGACGTTGATGTAGACACGAGAACCGTCTGCGGGAAATATATCGATCACGATATCGCATGGTCGATCATCTGTAAGGCCAAAAACACGACCACATATTTCAAAAACCACGCAAAGGGACAACTTGGGAAGTTAGAAATGAATCTCGGCGATGGTCCATATCTTATTCGTACAAGCAGAGACAGTTCCAACGATAATCCCGTGCCAATTGGATACTTCAAAGACATGTATCGAAGAGAAAAGAAGATCGTCGAGGGGCTTCCGCCAACATCTAACTATAAAAACATCCTTGTTAAAACAAGCACCATCAAAAACCTGCGCGAATTCTATGAGATCATGTCGGAAGAGCATGAGTATGGTATCGAATATGTCGCGGAAAAATTCAGACAGAACCAATATGATACGCCGCTCACATTCCGAAAGTATCAAATAATGCGCGAGAAAGCAAGAAAATTATAAAAATGAAGGGGCCTGACCAGCCCCTGAATTTTTCCTTTACCATTCACACTTTACACTGTCATTATGATGAATAGGAGGTGATTGAAATGAGAAAGACGATTGCAGCCATTGTTGTAACCGGCGTTTATCTGCTGACGAATCTGCTCAGCGGGGAAGCAGCTGGTCCGGTCGAGACATATCAGAGCTGGAGCGATGAACTCAAGTCGTATACGCAGTCTGTATGTGACGAATACAATGTCGATTATTCGTTGGCGCTCGGTGTGATCTATAACGAAAGCAGGTTCCAAAGCGGCCTGACTCATGTGAATTCAAACGGCACAGTCGATTACGGTCTGATGCAGGTCAACGAGGTCAACTTCGATTATCTCAACAAGACGCTTGGCGTTCGATCCATGTCTGAACTGCTGGATGATAGAACGGGCATCAGATGTGGTGTTCAGCTGCTGGCGTATCATAAGCAGTACACTGGCAACGATTCGGCGGCGCTTCTTCGCTACCAGATCGGGGCAGGAAAGTACAAACAGTACCTGAGGAAAGGTCGGTACACCAACCAGACGCATCAACAGGTGCTTACATATCAGAGCGAACTCGCTTCTTATATGGATTCCTTACAGTAGGAAAAAGATCAGGCGGCAGAAAAACGTCTGTTTGATCTGATCAATCGGTGGAGTGAATCCACCTTTATATGCTGGAGTGGCGCAATGGTAGCGCAGGAAATTTGTAATTTTCAGGTTGCAGGTTCAAGCCCTGTCTCCAGCACCATTAGAACAGCGGGCAACCGCATCAAAGATTATGTATTACAAAGGAGAATAATTATGACTACTGAAACTATGACAATTCATCGCGCACTGGCCGAGCTGAAGGTTTTGGACGATCGTATCATGAAGTTGCTGAGCGAGGCCAAGTTTTGTGGTGCCGCTAAGAATTGTATGCAGAAGCTGGGCGGTGTAACTATTGAAGAGTACAAGCAGAATGCCCAGTCTACTTATGATAAGATCACTGATTTGATGGCTCGTCAGGCAGCGATTAAGCGGGCGGTGTCCGAGTCCAATGCGGTTACTCATGCTGTTGTATGTGGACATGATTATACTGTTGCGCAGCTTATTTGGATGAACCAGCACGGCATTGATTTCAAGAGTACTTTGCTCAATGTTCTGGAGCGTCAGTATGCAAGCGCAGTTGCTGCTACTGAGGCTGCAAACTCCAAGCTGAGTGATAAGGCAGATGATTTTATCAGCCGAAACAACGCTGGCGCAGACAAGAACAGTATGGATGCGGAAGCTGTTAAGGATATGCGAGAGAGCTACATTGAGCGTGAAACCATGCAGCTGGTCGACGGTATCAACATCAAGAAGATCAAGGAAGAACTGGCTGATGAGATCAATAAGTTCAAGGCTGAGGTTGACGCGGTTTTGTCTACTTCTAACGCCATGACTGAGATCACAATCGAATACTGATATTTAATCAGCGAAGCATATTCACTGTCTATCGAAAACGACAAACTGTAATCGTTCGTTCTTTGCTGATGGTAGCCTGCTTGAACGAAATCAAATAATAAAAAAGCTAATAACCATTCATATAAAAGCTGGCCTCATAAGCCGACAAGATGAAATCAAGTAAAATATTTGGTAATACTTGAATTTTTGGATTTGTCAAGAGGTTAAGACGCAAGCCTATAAGCTTGAAACGATGGTTCGAATCCATTATCCAAAAAAATCGAATCAAGAGAAGGAGTTGTCCCAAGGGCCAACACGTAGTTGATTCAAATGTCTTGGAAAGGTTAACGGTTATTGATTTAAAGGTTAAAGGTTGAAAGTTCAAAGCTTAAACTTCTAGCTAAAGATTAAACAGTAACGAATACAGGTCAAAGGTTTATAAAATCCATGGGCACAGGTTTGTGGATCGATTACATAAGTCCCGTTGTTTACCACATGGCTGGTAGATGGTGAGCGCCTTGGCAGGGGCGTAACAATACCTGCCGTTTATATGGTTCGGTAGCTCAGAAGGATAGAGCACTAGCCTGTCACGCTAGGGGTCGTGGGTTCAATCCCCATCCGAATCGCTTATGGTCCTATAGTTCAGTTGGTTAGAACGAGAGACTGTTAATCTCTATGTCACCTGTTCGAGTCAGGTTAGGACCTCTTTATGGTTCTGTAGATCAGTCGGTAGAGCAGGGGACTGAAAATCCCCGTGTCGCTGGTTCGATTCCAGCCGGGACCACCAATGTGTAAGTTGATTTGATAATTGAATTTGGTCGAAATCCTCCATAAAAAGGTTGTCCGCCAAGGTCGAAAAATCAACATGAATTCTCACCAAAATGATGTTATCAATGAAATTTGCAATAGGATTAGCGAGGCAGTCACACTCCTGATCAGGGGCCGATGTAGCAAGCTTGGTCAAACTGCGTGCCCTGACGATGATAAGATCCGCATTCCAGGCGCAACTGTGCGTGAGTCTCACCAACCCGAAAACAGTGAGAGGTGAAGGAATAACACTGAAAAACCTTATGTAGCGCGGCTATAACCCGGAAGAGGCTTGACCCAAAAGGATGATCGAGTTTGAGAACCGCAGTGGATAAGCATATCGCCAATAGTGCTCTGAAGAGTAACGGTAAATGCCGGACGCCTGACCCGTTAAAGCCAGGACGAGGATCACAGGTGACATCCCTCTGTGATCTATATTATGCGATCGTAGCTCAATTGGTAGAGCACTTGACTTTTAATCAAGGGGTAGCGGGATCGTAACCCACCGGTCGCACCAATACCTGTCTGTGGTTGGGTAAACAGTCTTGTGGAGACGCTGACAAGATAGAAGAGCGAGCGTCATATCCGTGGGCGGGCATTCGGATTCGATGTGCGCCCATAGCTTAATTGTTAAAGCCGCAGTCTCTAAAACTGTCATTTTGCAGGTTCGAATCCTGCTGGGCGTGCCAAACAAATTACATAACAGTATCCATATTTCTCAAGAAAGGAGCCAGTTTTATGAAACGACAGCAAATTTATAAAGGTGTCATAGGCCATCAGGGTTGGGGTGCTGATGAATTTGAACATCGATACGGACGTTGGAGTGGAGTTCGAAATAACTGGGCAAAGGCAAAACTTCGTGATAAGCGTCTCGCGAAGCACAGGACGAATCAAATCAGAAATGAACAAATTAAAGAGGAGCTTAACGATTATGGCAATGATTGATCCGTATGATGATGACTTCGGTGCCATTTGTAATTGTGCTGTTCGATACGCAGTTGGGCGCAGAACATATATGCCTAGTCTTGTGATCGATTTCATCACACAGCATCTGAGCGAGTTGACAGATAAAACGCTATGGTGCTTTCAGCGGGATCTATATCAGCGTCTGGATGAAGGGTTTGATTTTGGAGACGAATTTGATCTTCAAAACTGGATGAGCTTTCTGGAAAATGTTGATAAAGAAATCAAGAAAAGAAAACAGCCCAGCGGCCATAACCACTGAGCTGTCAGGATTACCCGATGACGTGATTCATCTGCAGAACCATCAGTATGAGCCCGACGATACTGCAAATGTCACCAGCGACATCAAGAAAATCTTTCGCCTAACGCTTCATCTAAGCACCTCCAATCCGCTCGAGACGCGAGAACAATGTCCGTCATTGAGGGACTGGTGTGTCTAGTGAGAGTTAAGTTGGCAAAGTGTATCACGTTGTTACGCGATTGTCAAGAATCATCCCGAGCATGATGTGAAAAGGCTTGTTATATGCGGCAATGGCTGAGTGGTTTAAAGCGGTGGACTTGAAATCCATTGATGGTAATACATCCGCGAGTTCGAATCTTGCTTGCCGCGTGTTATGGCCTGTTAGTCAAGAGGTGAAGATGCTGCCCTTTCACGGCGGAGACATCGGTTCAATTCCGGTACAGGCCATTTTTTTGAAAATTAAATATTGTGAGGTATCAAAATGAAAACGACGAAGAAAGATTGGATCTATCGTGTGATTCTTCTTATTCTGTTGGCGATTATCTGGGACATTGGCGCGGCTTTGACTTCGCCAATTTTTGTTCCCCAGAAAGGCGCTGTGTTTCGAGAATTCTTCCTGTTGATCCAAAATGGGACAATGTTGAAAGCATTCCGATATTCGCTGGTTCGCATTACGGTGGCAGCCGCTTTGAGTGCCGGCATCTCCATTCCTCTTGGCTGTCTGATGAAAATCTGTCATCCGCTTCAAAAGCTGCTCTATCCAGCAATTCGAGCAATGCGATTTTTGCCAGTCACTGCCTTCTATCCACTGTTGACTATGTGGTTTGGAATCGGAGAGAAAATGAAGATCGCTTTCTTATTTGTAGCCAGCTTTGTGTTCATGCTTCCAAGCGTTCTGATCGCCCTGGATGATGTCAGTGATGATGTGATCGAGGCAGCCAGTATTGACGGCGCAGGGAAGTTCAGTACAGTAACACGAATCATCTTTCCAATTGCAGCGCCTTTCATCTGTCAGTCATTCGCCACAATGTACGCCATCGGTTGGACCTATATCGCAGTGGCCGAAACAGTGAATGCGAAGTACGGTATTGGCTATCTGATCTATACTTCGTCCGCTCGTGGCCGTACATCTCTGGTGTTTGTTGGAATATTGGCGATTGTGATTTTCAGTATTCTGTTTGACTGGATCACAAATATCTGTATCAAGAAGATTTTTAAGTGGAAATTTTCATAAGGAGGACAACATGTCGCATGAAATTGAGTTGTGTGGTTGTTTGACCATCCCAGATAACGCGAATTTTGATGAAATCACAGACGTGTTCTTGGATTTTGTTGAGTCGCATGGTTGGTACTATGGTGGTGGGTTCTCTGAGATTCGAGACGGCTGTTATGTGAAGCCGGACGGAACTAGTGGTGATCCAATTTATAAATCAAATAAGGAGAAAGATTATGGCACATGAAATTAAAATTATGGGATGTCTGAGTATTCCAGATAATACAAGCTGGGAGGAGTCAATAAGTTTATTTGTTGAATTTATCGAGTCACATAATTGGTGCTATTATGGTGATTTTGCTGAGATTCGTGATGGAAAGCAAGTAGGTTATGGCGTAATAAAAAAAGAAAACGAGGAGAAAAATTATGGCAAAGAAAAGTCTATTTGAAAAACTCGGTCTTGTTGAGGGTGTAGCTGCTTCTGAGTATGATATGCCGAATACCACGAATGAGCTTCGCGTTTGTAGTGGCGTCGGGGATCATTACATCAATGGAGATTTCCCAGAGGACGAACCAGTTCAGGTCGAGGTCCCTGAGGGCGATACCATCGATGTTCAGGCGGTTTACGAGACCAATGGTATGAATCCTGCGGACGCTGTCACTGTCTACAAGATCAAGGATGTGATCGATACATTCCCGTCTGAGATGCCTACCAAGACTAAGCGTGCTACAGTAAAAAATCTGATGGCGACACTGGGTTATGATGCGGCCGCGATTATCTCTGATGCGAAGCAGCGCAAGGAGCTTCTGCGGGCTGTTGGTAACGATAAGATGAATGCGTTGTTTGACGAGATGAAGAGCAATGACCAGCAGATTGAATCCATGAAGGAACAGATCGAGGCACTGACTAATCGTAACGTCGAAGCTGGTGCGGCAATTGAAAAGATCACCAACATAGTTCAGGATGAACTCAAGATGATTTCTTCTATCGAGGAATTTATCGAAGAGGATAAGACGGAGCCCGCCGGGAAGGAGGTCGCCCAGTAATGTTTTCTTTCACGATTGCTGAGTTTACTTTTCTCTGTGCTGGTTTCGCCTTTGTTGGCAGTTTAATTCTGTTTCCGTCATTTCGTCAGCAGCTCAAAGCTCTTGCCGGTGGTTTTTTGCAGGTCTTTGTGCAGGATACAGCCAAGACACCAGATGGTGCCCGCGCTATCTATGCTCAGAAGATCGATGAGATGACTGAGAAATACACAGATGCCTGCAATACTCTGCGAGACCTGACTGGTAAGCTCAAGACGATTCAGGATAACTACGCTGTCTGTCAGAAGCAGGCGAAAGGTTACGATGAACGTGCAAAGGCTGCTATGAGTCGCGGTGATGAAGAGTCCGCAACCACTTACGCTCGTCTTTTACAGGAAGAGCTCGATAAAGCCGAGAACCTATCTGCTCAGTTCCAAAAAATGAAACCAGCGGCGGAAGAGGTCAAGGCAATCAAGGAAAAGCTTGAAAATCAGTTGGCTGCTCTGAAGCGCGAAAGCAAGGATGTGGTGGCCGAATTGAAGGCGAACGAACAGGTTGCAGATGTGTATTCCAATCTGGATCGTCTGCGTGCATCTACCGGAACCGATAAAATGCTCAACGCTACCCGTGATGGCCTTCAGGAAAGTCGCGAAAAAGCAGCGGGTGCAAAGGTTCTGTATCAGACTAGTCGAGAGGGAAAGCTGGATAAAGCGGACGCAAATACTGCTGATTATAAGGTGAGTTCGTATCTGGATAGTCTCAAAAGGAGCAATCCAAACGTAACAACTTACAGCATTCCTGATCTGAATACCCTCACAAAGTCTTCTGGATTGAATACTCAGTCCAAGAAATAAAATCAAAATTAAATAGGAGAGAATAACATGTCTAAGTTCAAATTGACTAAGGCTGGCCGTGCTGTTGTTGGCGTGGTTCTTGCGGTAGCTGTTGCTATTGGTGTCGTTGGCGGCATCAAGGGCGGTGTGATTAAGTTCGACAAGAAAAAGCCAACTGCGTCTGATAAGCCTGCCACGAATGTCACCACGAATGCATCAACCGGCGACGACACAATCAATCTGTCTCTGGATGAATGGGCGGGATGGTTGAGCTGTATCACCGCAAATGGAGGTCTTACTACTCAGCCCGGTTCTGTATTTGACCAGCTCGGCATCAAGGTGAATATCAATGTCATCAACGACGCTACTGAGTCCAGCAATGCACTGATCTCTGGTGATCTGCAGGCCGCCGGTTATACTACGAACCGTGTCGCATTCCTGTCTCAGAAGTTTACGGATGCCGGTAAGAATATCATCATGCCGGTGTTTACTAACTACAGCTATGGCGGCGACGGTATTATCGCTTCCACTCAGTTTGCGGATGTGAATTCGTGGGTCAATGCCAAGATCGGCGTGCCTGAATTCTCTGAGGCCGAAACCCTGGTTGCTTGGTTTGTCAATAATTCCAACCTGTCCGATGCGGATAAGGCAACCATTATGAACAACCTGATTATGTTTGGTACGGCAGATGATACTGCTAAGGCATACTTTGCTGGTCAGATCGATGTGGCTGCAACATGGGAGCCGTACCTGACTCAGGCTAAGACCTATACCAACAGCACCGTTGTTTTTGATACCAAGTCTTCTTCTTCTCTGGTCATGGATGGCATTGTGTTTGATGCCGATTGGGCCGCAGCTCACGAAGATACTGCCAAGAAGTTCGTCAAGGGTATTCTGATGTCTTATGATCAGCCCATCAATTACGAAGCAGCCCGTGAAGTGTTCCCGATGTACTCCACTTCCAGTGATGCCGATATCGACGCTACTTACGCCAATGCCAAGATGGCCAGCTGGAAGGACAATTACAACATTCTAAACGATACTGCTCCCATGATCTATAACCAGATGTGCGATATCTGGGAGGCTCTGGGCGAAACCGTTAATCGCGGCCTTGTGGACACGATTTTTGATACCACTTATATTGACGCTCTGAAAGGTGATTTTAAATCCACTTCCGCCGCAAATGCCACCACAAAGGTGACTGTAAGTGACGAAACCCGTGCCAATATCACCCAGCAGGTCACTGGCAATCTGGATTATGATTCCATGCTGAGCAAGACCGCCAATGTAACATTTGTCCCGGATTCTTCTGTGTTCACCGATCAGGCCAGCGCAGCCTCTGTTCTGGATGATTTCGTAAATATCGCCAAGACTCTGGATGGCACCATGATCGTTATCAACGGTAATATCAATGCGGACACTCAGACCGATTTTGGTGTACAGCTCTCTGCAAATCGTGCTCAGACTGTTGCTAACTATCTGGCTTCTCAGGGTATTGATCAGAATCGACTGATTATTACAGGCTCTGGCAATGCAAAGTATCAGGCCGACAAGGCTGCTGGTGCTCTGAAGTCGGATGCAAGCGTGTACCAGTCTACTGACATCAGCTTTATGCGAATTGAGAACTGAGGTGATTCAGATTGATCTGGATTGAAATCAGTAAAGCAATTTGGATTGTGGGCGGATTGATGCTGGCTTCTTTTGCGGCTGGTTATCTCTTCCATGGTCCAACTACTAAGATTTAAAACTCACGGCGGTGCTCAGGTAGCACTGGGTGCCGCCTTATATGATGCGTCGTGGTGAAGCGGTAAACACAGTGGAATTTGACTCCATCATACGCAGGTTCAAATCCTGCCGGCGCAGCCAGAAAATAAATTAAAGGAGAGCACAAAAATGACCACCCCAGAAGAACTTGAGGCTGCATTGAGAGACTTCAAAAAAGAATGCGATGAAAGCTGGGATTGCAAAAGATGCAAATACGAATCAGTTTGTAAAAAGTTTAAATTCTGGGACAACAGCATTCCTAAAGATTGGGGATATTTTGGAGGAGAACATTTCGGATTGACAGAAAAAGAATGGGCTGAACTATTTTAAATAGGAGGAATCAAAAATGGTTACAGAAGAACAACTTGAAGCAGCTCTCCGAGATTTTATTAGCAATTGTAAAGGAATTGGAACTGCTTATGATACTCATTGTTTGAAATGCAGATATCATTCAGTGTGCGACCGATTGATAGTATGGGAAAATAATGCTCCTTGTGATTGGGAACTTTATCCAAAGGAGGAATCTCAATGACAACCCCTGAACAACTTGAAGCGGTCATCAAAGATTTTATCTATGAATGTGAAAAGCAAAATGAAACAAGTGATAGCTGCGGAGAATGTATGTATTACGATTTCTGTGCTCGATTTTACACGCCGCATTGTGATTGTCCTGATGAATGGACGATTTATGACAAAGTAAGCCCACTTCCGTCTTAATTTGAAAAGGAGTTTCCAGATGGCAGTTTATATGACAGGTGATATCCATGGCAACCCAAGTCGATTTTATGATCTGAAGAGTTTCTGCAAGGTGCATTCAGACGCAGAATGGTTTATCTGCTTGGGCGATGTTGGTTTGAATTACTATGGCGAGGATCATCCGCAGGAGATGTATATCAAGAATATTGCGGATGAAATCCCTGCAAAACTGTTCTGTATTCATGGCAATCACGAGCGGCGTCCTACAGAAGCAGATGGATATAAACAGATCGATGTCACAGAGGGTGCGATTCAGGGTCCGATGATGTGGCACGCAGAACACCCTAACCAGTATTTTGCCATCGACGGTGCTGTATATACGATTTTTACATCAGACCGTGTGTTGACTGCACTTGTTTGCGGTGGTGCTTATTCGGTTGACAAGTATTATCGTCTGCGGCGCGGTTGGCATTGGTGGCCGGACGAACAGCCAAATGAACTCACGAAGGGGCTGGTACGGTTGATGGCAACGGAAAAACAAATCGATATTATGTTGACCCATACCTGTCCGCTGCGGTTCGAGCCAACTGAGCTTTTTATCTCTGGCATTGATCAGAGCACAGTAGACCAGTCAACAGAACGATTCTTTGATGAAATCTACTCCTTATTCCCTGCATACCAAGAGCCAATGTGGTACTTTGGCCACTTCCATGGAAATAAATACACGGATGAATACGTGATGCTCTTTGATGACATCATGGAACTGAAGTGAATTTATAAATAGTAAATCGAAAGGGGAGTACAGATGCTGTATGGACGTGCGTCTCCTGATTTGATTCGATAGCATTTCGTCAAATTAGATAGGAGAAAACAATATGACTTGTAATTTTTGTGGTAAGACTCTGGACACCTGCGATGAGACCAATCTTGGTAACCTGGAACTGCCTTTCTTCTACGGGAGCAAGCGTGATGGGGACAAGATGAAGTTTTCTCTCTGCTCTGGCTGTTATGACAAGCTGGTAGATGAATTTATGTCCAGATGCAAACACGAGCCCATCGTTGTTCCCTTTGCCCCAAGGGTGCCGGAGTGGGAGCATAAGACTACTGAAGAATTCGATTATTGATAACTGATTACATAGGAGGTACATATGGCAAGTAAGGAAAATAACGTTTACTCTCGCTTTAGCTTTTGCGGAAAGGTCACCGTTTCCAAAAAGGTCCCGTTCGTGAAGCGCGACACCTACGACAAGGGTGAGAAGATCAGTATTAACTTTGGTATCAAAGCCGGAAACAATCTTGGTTATGTCAAGCTGGAAGGCTTTAAGAATGACGAGATCAAGACCATGGATACTGACCGAAACAATATCGAGGTCGCGTGGAGTGATCGTCTGGACGAGGATGTGATCAAGACTGTTGCCAGCACCAAAAAGTTCACAGTGAACCTGGGCGAGCGCAAGGAGTTCATTACCGAGTGGGATATGATCGAGTATCTGGAGTCCGCTCTGGCCGGTTATGAAGACGATATTGTTGTCACCGGTAAGTTCGTTCTGCGTCCCGGCACCGGTAAATACAAGGATCAGGTTTATCGCGAGTATCAGATCCAGAACGTGTATATGCCCGGTGAGAAGGAAGTTCCTCATCTGACTATGAATCTGGACCTGTACTACGACAAGGACAGCATGGATACAACCACTCTGAAGGATGACGGCAAGATTATGATGCATTGCTACACTCCGATGTGGTCTAAGGCAGATGGCGCACAGAAGATGTTCCAGATCGACACCGTGTTCAATACTGCTGTTTTTGATATGGACAAGCCGAAGCACAAGGCAATCCACGATTACAAGATGCGCTATCTGGAAACCAAGTCTCGCAATCCTGTCCATATGAACTGGCAGATCGCAGTCGTCAATGGCGCTGAAGAGGTCCCGTTTACTATGGACAGCCTGACTGAACAGCAGCGGGAACAGGTCGAACTCGGTATCTCTAAGATGGAAGATTTCAAGCCGCGTGGGAATATCCTCGGTGATCGGGAAAAGGAGCTGCGTCTGGTAAAGCCTATCCTGACTGGTGAATTTGAGGAGTGCAAGACTGCAGCTGATTCTGGTTACACTGCTCGTGAGTTCGAGGATGAGATCTGGACCCCGGCGGTTGATGAAAGCGTGGACGATATGATGAAGGGCGGTTCCAAGGCTAAGACCAAGGCAAAAGCTGCTCCTGCAGTCGAGGCCCCGGAAGACAGCGATGATGATATCGACACCATGTTTTGATCCTGTCGATTTACCATGGAATGAAAATTAAAAGGAGAATACATAATGGGTTTTAAAATCAATCGTATTAAGGCAGACCTTGGCAGCTATCCTCATTATATGCTGCTCGGAATTCGCAAGATCGGCAAAACCACCTTTATTCGTGACCTGATCAAAGAGAAGTATGGTGATGCAACCAAGGGCCTACTGATTTCTTGCGGTGCTGAGAATGGTTACCACGCTCTGGATGATCTGCAGGTTGAAGAAGCGAAGGTTTTCAATCAGGACTACGACGAAGAGACCGACAGCCGTGGTTTCATTCAGATTGTTGATGATATCGTCGAGAATAATAAGGACTATGGCATTAAGCTGGTCGCCATCGATACCTTGGATTGCCTGTATGATATCGCTGCACAGGAGGCCATTCGGTTGTCTCGTAAAGAGACCGGTAAGCCGTGCAAGAGTATTAACGATGCATTTGGAGGCTACGGTCGGGGACTTGACCGTGTGATTGCACTGATTCAAGAGCAGATTACTCGTCTGGAAGATGCCGGTATCGCTGTGTTTATCTTGTCTCACGTCAAGGAAAAGACTCGTACTGATATGGTTACTGGTGAAGAGTATCAGGTTTGGACAAACAACCTGATGGACAAGGTGTATGGCGCAATTGCTGATACTGCACAGATGGTTATGATGGCGGTCTTTGATCGTGAAATCAAGGATAAGAAGGTCACTGGTGAAAATCGTGTCCTGTATCTGCGTGCTACTGCAAGTCTGGATGCTGGTTCTCGTTTTCACGGTCTGCCTGAGAAGGTTCCTTTCACCCCCAAGGCTTTCGTCGAAGCGTTTGAAGAGGGTGTTAAGAACTCTGCCACTATGAAGCCGATGACTGATGCCGATATGGCTGCCCGTCAGAAGGAAGAGGCCGCACAGCAGGAAAAGACTGCAGAAATCGCTCGTCGTAAGGATGCAGAAAATCGTGCTGCAGTTCAGGCAGAAGAGGACGAGCCTCACCGTGCCGAGTGGATCAGCGCAATTCAGGATCGTTTCGGTAACGCTTCTGCCGATGTTAAGGCTCAGATCAAGGCGATCCGCGATGAGATCGGTCTTAAGTTTTCTGATCCGGAATTTCCTATTGACGCATTGAAACGCGTTTATTCTTTGGTCTAATCATTCACACTTTACATGGTCATTCCAAAGTAAATACGCAGGGCGGGATGGTGGGTATGTTGAGGTAGGAAATATGGCAAAGGAACCTACAGTTAAATGTATGGCTACCGGGGTGCAAGGACCCAGGAGTCAATTTTACAAAGCGCCAAACAATCGCTATTTCCAATCAGAAGCGGTTTATCAGGCGTGGTTGGCCGGGCGGCGCAAGGAGAAGGCGAAAAAGAATAAGCCCGCTCCTCAAAAGAAACCAGGCCGCACGATGGAATCCTATAAGAAGCTATGCAGTACGATTGCGGACTTTATTGGATATGACCCGGAAAATGGTCAGCCAATGCCAACAATCGTATTTCGCCGGCTGAAGGAACTGGATTTCTACTCGGATGAAATCATTCAGCAAACCATGGATGAAAACGAAAAGTCGATTCGGTGGGCAATGCAGAATAAGAAGTTCGAGGATGACGCAGGGAAGTGCAGCTATCTGATGGCGATCATTCGCAACAATATCGGCGCTGTTTACCGGCGTGAAAAAGATAAGGCAGAAAAGACTGTCAAAAATAATGCAGAACCAAATCTTGATACAATGATCGACCTGTCAATGATCGGTACTGCACACAAAGGAAAAGATGTCAGCAGCTTGCTAGGAGGTGACGATTTATGGATTTAACCAAGGCGATTGAAAAGATCGAAGCAAATCGTGTACAGGCCGAAGCAAGCTTTGTTTTTTGTCTGTGGAAAGATCCCCAGCGATACGACGATTACAAAAACATCAACGAAGGAACAGATAAAACCCTGATCTGTGAAGAACAGGTTTTCTATTTCATGGTCGGTCGCGGCATTCGTCGGCAGGGTTTTTCTAATATCGATAACATCACTCTTGATACATATCTGGCGGACAAACCCACACTCCGTCGGCACTACGAAGAGCTGAACGGCTGGCGTGCTTGTAAGGCGATGATGGATCTGGTCGATCCGGAGAACACGGACAGCTATTACAACCAAATCGCCAAAATGAATACGCTCAAAATCTTGGCCACCAAGTATGATGATCTGCTCAGTCACCCGGAGCGCTTTGATGATGCAACGAATGAAGATGTGTATAACACTTTTGAGCTGCTCAATAACAGTGTGGCGCTGACAACCGGCAACGATTCAAAGATCGAAAATCTTGTTGTTGATGAAAAATACATCCAGCAGTGCAATGCCGGCATGGATCAGGGAATCAGTTATGCAGCCGGAGCACCTCTATTGAATTATCTGACACTTGGTGCTCCTGTTGGGGATATGTATTTGTTTGCTGGCCACAGTGGCACAGGAAAATCAAGTTTTATCTTTGAAAATATGGTTCTCCCATTTGCAGAAGGCGGCACAGGCGTTGCGATTATTTCAAACGAGATGCAGAGCAAGGCATATAAAAATATGTTACTGGTTCACATCCTCACGAAAGAATTGGACTACTGGAAAATCACCCGTAAAAAGCTCAGTCTTGGCCATTTTAATGAAGAGGAGTTGGAGATGCTTCGTAAGGCGGCAGCCATTACAAAAGAAAAGTATTCCAATATTCGCTTTGTAAAAATGTTCGAAAACGACACTTCTAAGGTGCTTCAGTACATCAAGCGTCTTGCAAGATCCGGCACAAAGGCAATCATCTATGACACCATGAAATCGGATGACGGTATTGACGATAAGATGTGGCAGGCATTGTTGATGAACAGCCGTCGCATTTTTAATACCGTTTCAAAAGAACAGGTCGCTATGATCTGCACTTTTCAGTTGGCATTACATACTACGAATCAGCGTTGGCTTGACGCAACTTGTCTGTCAAACTCAAAACAGATAAAAGAAGTGGTGGCTCAAGCTGTCTTTGCCAGGGCATGTTGGCAGGACGAATATACCGGCGAGAAATTTGATTGCAATCCCTATCGGCGGAATAAGGATAATCCAAAAATCAAAGAGCCATTCATCATGGATAAAGATAAAAAATACATGGTTCTTTTTCTGAATAAAACTCGTTCTGATGAAGATGGTCAAACTCTTCTTTATCAGTGGGATTCAGCTTGGAACCGTTGGATCGAAATTGGTTTCTGTACCATTGTAAATGACCATGGCCAATACGACCGCAGATAAATAAGAAGGGAGGCTTCGATATGAATGGATGTCAATGTATTAACGTCTAAGCTTGAAAATCAGCCAGACAAAATCATTCAGATCCTTGAAGCACTTGGCTTTGAAAATATCAAGTTCAATCCTCTCAAAAATAATCTGCGGTTCGCTCGGGAAGAGCAGCGAAATCCAACCAGTTGTATGCTCGATTGCGGCACGCTTCGGTTCTTTGTTTTCTCTACAAACCAAAAGGGGAATCTTTTCAGTCTGATTATGGATGTCAAAAGATGTTCGTTTCCAGATTCTTTGAAATTCGCTGCACAAAAGGCTGGCATCTCAGAAGAAGAGGTCAACATCAAAACACATTGGCCGTTCGGCGGGTTCTTTCTAAAACTGATGCCGGACTATGAAGAAGAGATGGAAGATTTGAAAACGTACCCAGAGGAGACCCTGGAACCGTATGCAAACAAATATAATCTCCGCTTCATCAAAGATGGTATCAGTTTGGATACTCAGCAAAAATTCGGTGTTGGTTATGATGTTGAGTCAAATCGAATCACAATCCCAGAGCGGGCAACCGATGGTTCTCTGGTCGGCATCATGGGTCGCGCCAATTATGAGTGTGAACACGATAAACGCTGGTATCCGTTGATCTCTTGTCCACGCAGCAAAACACTGTTTGGATACGCGGAGAACTACCATCGGATTCAGGAAACAGGGAACATCGTTCTGTTTGAATCTGAAAAAGCAGTTCAGCAATGTGATTCGTTCGGCTGCAATATTGCCCTTGCAACGTGCGGCTGTCATGTATCGGATACACAGGCCAAATACATCAAACGAATGCTGCCAAAGAAAATCATTCTGGCCTATGATGAAGGGCTCGAAGAAGAGCACCTGGTCAACGAATGTAAAAAACTTATCGTGGACAATCCGATCTTAAAAACAAAAGTTGGATACATTTGGCCTGACGGGTTGATTCAAGAGGGCTCCAAAATGAATATCGCTGATCTTGGTAAGGATGTCTACAAAGAGGGCGTAACAAAATATGTGAAATGGGTAGAGGAGTGATGTAAATGGGACAAAGAGTAATAGCCCCTGAGCTACAAGCACTGTATGACAAAGGGGCGCAGGTGTACAGCTATTCAAAGCTCGGCACCATCCATGATTGTCCGTATAATGCGTATCTTACATATATCGAAAAGCGTGATCAGTGCGCCAATGTGTATTCCTCTCTTGGTACTGTGGTTCACGATACGCTGGAAGGAATCGTTGAAGGAAAGAACACAGAAGCAGATATCGGTCCTGCCATTGAAAACGGTCTGGACGAACTCGATATGCTTGGGATTGATTTTCCTAAAACGAGAGATGGCGGCAATGGCATCCGCGATAAATGGATCTCAAACATGCGTTGTATGGCTCGTGATTGGGTCAGTCCAAAAGGCGAGTATGAAATCGAGAAGCTGCTTATTCTGAAGCTTTGTGATGATCGCTATCTTCAAGGTTATGCAGATTTGATCCGTGTCCTGCCAGACGGGCGGCTGCAGGTGTTGGATATCAAGACTTCCAGTCAGTTTAAGGATGAAGACCTACTTCACTATGGTCGTCAGCTGGTCGCGTACACTCTGGCGCTTGAACAGGCTGGATTCAAAACGGCCGTTCCTTGTTGGATCATGGTGAAATATTGCAAGATTACATACGAAACCGGATTCGGAAAACGTGCAAAATCAGCCGAAAAGGTGCTCGATCGATGCAAAGTGGGTTACACGCTGCGGTCCACGGTTCGTTCCAAAATGAAAGCCGCCGGGTATGACAGTGAGCAGATCGAAATTGTTACCCAGGCATTTATCGAATCGAACGATATCAATGATCTGCCGGAAGATATTCGCTGCCAGTTCAAATTGACTACATATGTCAGACCGTATCCTGTCACCGATGAACTGCGCAAAGAATGTATCGATTACATAAACGAAACAGCGGACGAGTTCGAGGAGCGGAAACGCAGTGGCGAATGGCCTGCACGAGAGATCGAAGAGAAAAATGGCAATCCCAATTTCTTCTGTACTAATCTCTGTGGTCATCGTAAAACCTGTGAACCGCTTCGGGATTGTATCAACAAGCGGCCGTTTTATGCGGCAAAAGACCCAAGCGTGGTCGGTATAGACGATTTGTTTTAAGGAGGATTCATGGAGCAAAACTATGTTGTATACCATTTGCACGACGATAAAGGTTCGCTCCTTGATTCTTGTACAAAATGGGAGGATTATGTTGATCTCGCTGCTTCTTACGGAATGAAAGCGATTGCTTCTACCAACCATGGCTACAACCTTAACTGGACTGAAAAGAAACAGTATGCAGAGAAAAAGGGCTTGAAATTCATCGTTGGTTGCGAGGTGTATCTTACTTCTGAGATATATCACTATCCAGAGATTCCAGACGAGGTTTATGAATCTTATCAGGGATGGGACCCGCAGGAAGCACAAGAGGAAATCGGTAAAATGATGGATGCTGAACGCTATAAAGTTCGCGACAACTTCCATACGATTCTTCTTTGCAAAAATGCTCGTGGTGTTTTGGAACTGAACAAGGTGATGGGCACATCTTATGATGCTGATCACAAGTATTATAAGCCGCGCATTACCTTTGAAGAGTTCTTTGGTCTGTCTGATAACATCATCAAAATCTCTGCTTGTCTGGCAAGCCCGCTTCGCAAATACACGTCAGAATGTGATGGATTTCGTCAGGAAGTCTATGACAAACTATGCGAGACTTATGACTATTATGAGATTCAGTATCACGATTGTGACGATCAAAAGGAATATAACCAGTATCTCTGGGAGCTTTCTAAGAAATATCACAAGCCACTGATTGCTGCAACTGATACCCATAGTCTGAATGCGTATAAAGCAGAGTGCCGTAAGATTCTTATGATGGGTAAGGGAATCGAGTTCACTGGCGAGGACGAATTTGATTTAACCTTCAAATCTTACAATGAACTGGTCGATGCGTTCACTGTGCAAGATGCGCTCCCTCGTGAAGTCTGGATGGAAGCAATCGAGAATACGAATCGGATGGCCGATAGTGTCAATGATTTCACTCTAAGCACAAAGGCGCGGTATCCCATTTTGACCGGAACCTCTGAATCAGATGCCGGAGTTTATATCAAACGAACCCATGATATGCTAAACGACAAAATTCGTCGCGGTATCATTCCTGAATTTGAAGTCGCACAGTTTAAGGCAGATGTTGAAGAGGAACTTACAGTCTTTAAGAAAACCAACATGCTGGGCTTTATGCTTTCTATGAGCGACCTGATGATTTGGGGCAAAAATGAAGGCATTCCGTTCGGACCAAGTCGTGGTTCTGTTGCAGGTTCCCGGTGTGCATTCGTTACAGACATTATCGATGTTGACCCGGCTCGCTGGAATCTGGTGTTCTCGCGCTTCTGCAATGAAAACCGTGTTGAGATTGGTGATATCGATATCGACGTGCCAGATGCTTATCGTCCCATGATTTACAACCACATCTTTGAATCGTTCGGTCGTGAGAAGTGTGCGTATGTTCTGGCTATGGGTACTTTGGCAGGAAAAGCGACAATCGACGAGATTGGACGAGCTCTTGCAAAGGTCTGGAAGCGTGAAAATCCGGATGCAGACGAATCTAAGAATCCTTATTCCCTTGATCGGATCGCAAAAGTGAAAAAGGAATACGATGCCAGCGCTGAAAAGTGTCGTGCAGATCATCCTGATATCTTCTACTACTTTGATGGATTGCAAGGAACGATCGTGTCTCTGTCACATCATCCGGCTGGCGTTATCATCGCTCCAATCGACCTCTATAAAAGGTATGGTGTCTTCCAAGATAAAGACGGGCTGCCCATTTTGTGTCTTGACATGGAAGCGTCTCATGCAGTCGGTCTGGCAAAGTACGATATCCTCGGTCTTGATACAGTATCTGTTATTGATAAAACCTGTAAGCTGGCTGATATTTCGTACCCGCACACTTGGGAAATGGATTTCGATGACCAGGCAGTCTGGGCAGATATGAAAACGTCTCCGGTTGGCATTTTCCAGTTCGTTGAGGACTTCGCTTTTGATTCGCTCAAAAGATACGATGTTCACAGCATCGCAGATCTGAGCTTGGTCACGGCAGCCATTCGACCCGGCGGCGCTTCTTACAGAGATAAGCTCTTCCGGCATGAAGCAAATCACAACCCGTCGCCTGAAATCGACGAGCTGTTAAAAGATAGCCTGGGCTGGCTTGTCTTTCAGGAACAGACCATCGCATTTCTCCAACAGTTCTGTGATATGAGCGGCGGTGATGCAGATAGTGTTCGTCGTGCAATCGGTCATAAGAACAAGGTGGAGTTGGATGCGGCAATGCCTCGTATCCTGAATGGCTATTGTAATCACTCAACGAAGCCAAGAGAAACCGCCGAAACAGAGGCAAAAGAATTCTTACAGGTCATCGAGAACTCAGCCTCGTATCAGTTTGGTTTAAACCATGCTACCGGGTACTCTATCCTTACATATTATTGTGCATATTATCGTTACTACTATACCCACGAATTTGTGACTGCACTTCTGAACACTGCGGATACGCAAGAAAAAATCGTTAATGCGACCAAGCTTGCGAATGAACGTGGCATCCAGATCATGCCCATCAAGTTTCGTCATTCCCGGGATGAATATGTCTATGATAAGACAGATAAGAAAATCTATCAGGGAATGGAATCTATCAAGTACCTGAACAAGCGGCTCAGTCGGGAGTTTTATAAGCTCCGCAACCATAAATTCGATTCTTTCATTGACTTGTTGTTGATGAACCAGAAAAGAAAAATTGCGGACAGTCGGCAGTTAGGGATTCTAATTGAGCTTGATTTCTTTTCTGAATTCGGCAATCCCAATCAGTTGTTGGAACAGGTTGATATCTTCAATAACTTCCTTGATGCAAAACAGCTCAATAAGGACGAGATGGACAAGCTTCTGTCTCACGATATCATGGCCAAACTGTGTGAGAAAGAGACCGAAAAGAAATATGTTAACGTAGACTGGATGAAAATCGTTCGGCTGCTCTGCGAAAAGACAGATACCGTAAAGACTCCTATCACTGACAGAATAAAGTATGAGGGTGACAACCTTGGCTACATCCAGCTTACAATGCCGAAGCTCAAAGATTCTTACATCTACGTCTTGGATATTGATGGTAAGTTCGCCAATAAAACTGTAAGCGCCTACGTCCTCAAAACTGGTCAACAGCGCCGGCTTAAGGTGAAAGGCCGCACTCTGGAAGCTGCCCCAATCGAGAAAGGCGACATCCTTCGCATTGATGAAGAGCGGGATGAAGGCCGCTGGTCAAAGGACGAGCATGGCCAGTGGGTTCAATCCAAGACCGACAAAGAAACGATTCTTCGTAAGTACGTTCATGTGCGGTGAAAGGAGGTGACAAAGTGACATATAACGAAATCACTCAGATCCTCAAGTCAATGGTGATTATTGTGGATGACCGCGAAAAGGATACTCCACTTCTACATCAGCGGCTCTCATCGTTCCCGTGTGCTTATATGCGTAAGAGACTGGATTTCGGTGACTATAGTGCTGAGGTGACACTGCCCAATGGCGAAAAATTCTCGTTGGCAGACAAAGTAGTGGTCGAAAGAAAATATGACTTGACAGAGATTTGCGGAAATTTCACAACGAATCGCATCCGGTTCGCAAAAGAGTTCGACAGGGCTGCGGCCGCTGGAGCAAAGACGTACATACTCATTGAAAACGGTTCATGGGAAAAGATTCATAACGGTGCTTACCGCAGTAAGATGACTCCAGCTTCATTGTTGGGCAGTCTCACCACATGGCTTGCTCGATATAATTGCCAGATCATCTTTTGTGAGCCAGATACCACATCATGGCTGATCCATGCGTTTCTTCTCCACGAAATGCGTGAAGCGCTGACCCATTATGAACTACCGCAAAAACCTAAGAGAACAAGAAAGGGGACTGAAGATGACATCATCACTTGATTTTGAAGGTGAGCTGATTCTGGACGGTGTGCTGCTTGACAAGCTGGAAACACTGACAAAAAAGCTTCAGAAGGCCACAAAAAAGACCGATAAGGCAACAATCTTGTTGGATGCTAAGAACGAGATCGGTGAGAATCCGTTGTTTTTCTTCCTTGATTTTATTCTCGATCCGCAGATCACAACAGGAATCTCTAAGGCGAAAATCAACAAGAAAGTGCAAATCGTGGATAAATTTCCACACACTTTCCAAGATATCTGCTTATTCCTGGCGGAGTGCAACACCGGCTCTGACATGGCTTTGTCAATGGCAGCCAGTTATATCTACTGGAATGCTTCACATAAAGATTTTCTGATTCGAGTATTCACTAAGAATTTGCCCCTGGGTGTTGAAGCTGCTACGGTCAATAAGATTTTTGGCAAAGTGGTCATTCCGGTCTGGGAAGTCCAGCAAGGATATCCTATCGATAAAGTCAAACTCAAGCCGGGCACCTGGTTCAGTCTCAGCCGCAAGATGAATGGTAACCGGGGTACATTCTACCGTGGCAAGTTCATTTCCCGTCAGGGACAAGAGTTTACCGGCCTCGACCATATTAAGGACGACATCATCAAAGAGCTTGGCGATGAATCGCTGATTGATGAATATGTCTACGATGGCGAGCTGGTGTATCGTAATAGCAGAGGGCTATCAGACGGCGAGGCATTTCGGGTTGGCACTGGTATGTTGAACTCGGATGGAGATAAAAGCCAGATCAAGTTCGTTGTGTTTGATTTGATTCCTACTGATGAGTTTGAGAACGGCAAAGGCAGCCTTCCTTATGAAGATGGTTCTTTTGTTACGCCATATAAACTCCGTCGTAAATGGCTTGAAGATTTAGCCGTTACGATCGAGCAGAAAGGGCTCAAAAATATCCAGGTCGTGCCGATGGTCTACGAAGGTACAGATCAAAGTGTGATTCCTCAGTGGCTCGATTATGCAGTCAAACATGATTGGGAAGGGCTCATGCTTAATACATCGGTTCCTTATAAGCGGGCGCGTCACACTGGCTGTCTTAAAATCAAGCGTTTTTATACTGTTGATCTTCGTGTCACTGCAATCGAAGAGGGTCAGAACCGTCTGGCTGGTACGATGGGCGCTTTGGTTGTTGACTACAAGGGCAACGAGCTTCGTGTTGGTTCCGGTTTTGATGATGCTACGAGAGCTACCGTGTGGGCGAATCAGGGTGATTACATCGGGCGTATCATCGAATTAAAGTACAAAGAGGTCACAATGGATAAAAAGACCGGCCTTGAGTCCCTGCAATTCCCGACCTTTGTGCGATTCCGTGATGATAAGAACGAAGTAAGCTACGGCTAAGGAGAAAGTTATGAATCTTTCTAAGAAGTCCATTAAGCACATTCTTCGGATTTTGGACAACAAATGTATCGAGGTTCCTACAAAGACATTCGCTTATAGCAGTGGTGGACGTAGAATTTTGACTCGTGATTTTGAGCCAAAGGAGTCACACGGAACGAATGACTGGCAGCGAATCGTCTATATACCGTCCGAAGGATATTTCTACGGAATTTATAATGGAAAATCGGAAGAAGATTGGGGTATTCCAGATATCTGGTCTCCTGCTCAACTTGCTGATTTGTGAGGTGTCTTATGGTTGATTTCAGTAAATTAGCCGTCCCAAAGAAAGAACGACTTGAAGTTCAACTTACCGATGGCACAGAAGAACACAATATCAACTACGTCATCACGTCTCTGGCTACAATCAAAGGAGATAGGATCTATAAAAACTTCCGTCTATATTCTGTGGCCGATGATGGCCAATTGACTCAGCTGGAAAAACGGGATGGCGACCCATATTTCGATGCTTTGAAAGGAACGGTGTATGAACAATGAGAAGTGGCTTTTTGAAAGGTATCGACAAGCATTACGAGAAATTACAATCGCCCAAAATCATTTTGAGTGTTGCGAGTCTGATTATATCGATTGCGCAATTGATGATCTCGTTCACGCTGAGAAAGCTTTCGACCGAATCTTAAAGGAGATTCGCAATGAAAAATTGGACACGTCGATATCTGAAACTTCATTATCAAAACGAATCTCTCTGTTGGCGGCTTCGCTATGGAGAACGCTTCGAAATCGTCGCAGAACTGGATGAATTTTATTTTCTCTGGGCACATGGCACGATGATTGCATTCCCCAAGTATGGCAAGTACGCATACGACATTGAAACAGAGATCGTAAATACCGAATAAGGAGGGAGGTGAGGTCCCATGCGAGGGATCAATCAAAGAGAGCTTGGCCGCAAAGAACGCGCCACAGCAGAATGCGAGCGTCAGATTCGGCGCTACGGATATGAATGTGGTGAGGTTATTACATATAAATTGTCGCCAGAACAAATGAAACAGGTTTTGACAGGCAGAAAAACAGTGGATGATTTTATCAAGGAGGGGCAGTAAATGAAAGTCGAATTGATTTCGTATTCACAGCCGGTAAAGAAGGATGCAGACAAGAATCCGCTCAGTATCGCAGAGCTGGCAGCAAGTGTCTGTTATGATTCTGAGCCGACTGAAACTTATCGGATTGCAAAGGGATGTAAGGCGACCGGGCACACCTCGGTGCTTGAACACATCAGCTTTACGTTTCATGTCACCGGTGTCAGTCGGGCGCTTCTGGCGCAATTAAGCCGCCATCGGCATATCAGTCTGAGTGTTCGCAGCCAGCGCTATTGTGATGAAAGTATTATGCAGTATGTCAATCCATTCAGTGGGGAAGACGCGGATGTATTTGATGGCATGATGGCAGATATCTCCAATGACTATCGCATCTTGAAAGAGTATCACGGTGCTGCCAATGAAGACGCTCGTGCTGTTTTGCCCAATGCCTGCTGTACTGAACTTTATGTCACCATCAACGCACGGTCACTGATTGAAATGAGCCACCTGCGGCTCTGCACTCGTGCCCAGCGTGAGATCCGTGGACTGTTTATGGCAATCAAATTCCAGGTTTCTCAGGTTTGCCCCGAACTCGGCGCATGGATGGTTCCGTCCTGTGAAGCGAATCCTAAGTATCCGTTCTGTCCCGAGGGGAGTCGCTGCTGTGGCCGCCACCCGAAGCTGGCAGATGTTTATAAACCCAACGAGAGATAAGGAGATTACATATGAGCAAGATGTTCAATATCGAAAACTGCGATGTCACCATGGAAAATGGCTGCCTGCGTCTGATCTATCATACCGACGAACTGCTGATGCCTATGACTCTGGCAATCAGCAAGACCTATCACGATCTGAACGAAAAGGGCATGTATCTCTTTGGTCAGGAGGACTGGGTAGGGAATGTCGTTGAATGGAGCATTCGGAAGGAGAGTCCTATCTGGCATAATCTGCTGGCCGACATCTATAAGAATCATCACGATCTGTATTCTTCTATTATGGTTACTCCGGAAGACGATGAGTATGACGATGATGTTGATGACAACGACAAGGTTCTTGGTTACCTGACTCTGGAGGCCACTGGAGACATCGACGAGAAAACCGGCCACCGTATCGCTCATTTCAACACTGCCGATCTGGCGGCTTTGGACAACGGCATTCTTCACGTTCTGGCCGAAGCTTGTGGCATCAAAGATGGTGAGTATATGTTCCGCGACGAACTGATCAATGCTATGAGCCAGCAGGATATTGATATGGACGATTGCGATTACGACTGTGAGAACTGCGATTGTGCCGAAAAAATCTCTGATGGTGATGTTATCTGCCACCTCGATGAAGATGACGATGAAGAAGAGGATGACGAAGAAGACCTATGTGATGGCGATTGTGACCACTGCAAGAGCGATGCACCTGATACAGATAGCGACTGTTCTTGTAATCCAGTTGAAAACGAAAATACAGCACAGCCCGATGAGCAGCCGTATGAGTATGTGAATGGTCCCGCTCACTATCATGGCACCGAGTGCATCGAGAATATGCGTAAGCTGTTTGGCGACGAGGCTGTCCGCTGGTTCTGTATTTGCAATGCCTACAAGTATCGCTTCCGTGATGGTTCTAAGCCCGGTGTAACCGCAGAGCAGGACGAGAAGAAGGCCCATTGGTACGAAGATTATGCCGTGAAAATGATGAACGAACAACGCTACTATTGATTTGGAGGTGATGGAATATGGAGTACGTAATCAAACGCAATGGCGTAAAAGCTCCGTTCGACAAGTCTAAGATCGTGAATGCGATCGAAAAGGCGATGACCACCACCCCAGGCGGTATTGACTCTCGTGTATCGAATGCAATTGCGGATCATATCGCTGAAATACCAGATACTCTTTCTGTCGAGCAGATTCAGGATATCGTCATTGATCAGCTGAAGGCAAGTCCTTTTGCTGATGTAGCTGAATCTTATAGCCACTGGCGAAAGCTCCGTCAGGAAATTCGCGACAAGGAAAAGACGAATGCCAGTATCCTTGAAATCATCGACGCTAAGAACGATGCGATCAATCAGGAGAACAGTAATAAGAACCCCACCGTGAACAGCGTTCAGCGCGACTATATGGCCGGTGAGGTATCAAAGGATCTAACCGCTCGTCTTCTGCTGGACCCTGAGATCGTCAAAGCGCATGAAGAGGGCTTAATTCACTTCCATGATGCAGATTATTTTGCTCAGCACATGCACAACTGCTTTAAGAGCAATACTCGTTTTGTGACAGACAGTGGTGTAAAAGAATTTCGAGATTTCAATGACGGTGAAACCGTGAAAGTTGTCGGTTCTGATGGCAAATGGCACATCGCTACCGTAAAAAAGTATGGGAAGCAAAAAATGCAGGATGTTATGCTTCAAGCAGGTCGGTCTGTTAAGCATGTCTTCTGTACGGCAAATCACAGATGGTTGTTGAATGATGGCTCTGTAACCACTGAATTAAAAGAAGGAATGACATTGGTCATGCTTCCTGAGCTTTCTAAATACGAAATGGAATCCAAAGAAGATTATCAGGCATGGGCTACAGGATTTGCAATCGGAGATGGCCTTGATAAGAAAAATGACTATACTACGATTCGTCTATGTGGCAACAAGATTAGATACGCAGACAATTTTGTAAAAGCCGGAGACACCGTTACATATCCAGAATCTTATCATGGTGATGCTTACGTTTTACACAAGGGTGCGTTTAAACAAGATTTCCTGAACGCAAAAGCGTGGCGGTTCTTAGATATAAAAGGAAAGCAACATCTATTTGAAGGATTTTATGCTGCCGATGGTGCAGTAAAAGCCAATAAAGTTGCAACCTCTGATGATCGTGTGGCGGAGATGATTCGTGATATCTCTTCTGTTGCAGGATTTTATGTATCAAGTGAATCAGAAGTCGTTCGTGATACGAACTTTAAGAAAGAGGCACGACTGATTGAGTTCCGCTTTAGAAAGTATCAAATTGCGAACAATTTGTGGTCTGTGAAAAAGATTACGCCGTATCGACCTGAAATTGAATATGATGCTTGGTGTGTTGAAGAACCTGAAACTCATTCTTTTACGCTGGATGGTGGCATTGTAACAGGCAACTGCGATTTGGTCAATCTGGAGGATATGCTGCAGAACGGCACTGTTATTTCTGGTACTGGCATTGATAAACCACACAGCTTTTCTACCGCCTGCAACATTGCCACCCAGATCATTGCGCAGGTGGCATCCAACCAGTACGGCGGCCAGAGCATTACGTTGTCTCATCTGGCTCCCTTTGTAGATGTCTCCCGCAAGAAGATTACAGCAGAAGTTCATAACGAATTCTATGAGATGCTTCAGAATGATGATATCGAAAAAATGCCATCACAGGAAGCTATCGACCGTATTGTAAATCGTCGTCTAAGAGCTGAGATTTCTCGCGGTGTTCAAACAATCCAGTATCAGGTCATCACTCTTATGACAACCAACGGTCAGGCTCCTTTTATCACTGTGTTTATGTATCTGGACGAGGTTCCTGCCGGTCAGACTCGTGATGACTTAGCTGTCATTATCGAAGAGATGTTAAAACAGCGTATCAAAGGTGTCAAAAATGAAGTTGGTGTGTATGTTACTCCTGCATTCCCGAAGCTGATTTATGTTCTTGATGAGGATAATATCCATCCGGATTCTAAATATTATCACTTAACTGAGTTGGCAGCGCAGTGTACCGCAAAACGTATGGTTCCTGATTATATCTCTGCAAAGGTTATGAAAGAGCTCAAAGGCGGCGTGTGGACAAGTATGGGGTGCAGGAGCTTCCTCACTCCTGACCGAACTACTGAAAATGTGGCGAATGCAGGGAACTGGGTCAAGGGTCAGAAATACTATGGCCGCTTCAATCAGGGTGTTGTCACCATCAATCTGGTGGATGTAGCATGTAGCTCTGGTAGAGATATGAACGCATTCTGGAAAATCTTTGATGAACGTCTTGATCTTTGTCATCGTGCATTGCAGGCTCGTCATAAGCGGTTGCTCGGCACTATTTCTGATATGAGTCCTATTCATTGGCAGCATGGCGCACTGGCACGCCTGAAGAAGGGCGAGAAGATCGACAAGCTGCTCTTTGGCGGCTACTCCACCATCAGCCTGGGCTACGCTGGTCTGTATGAGTGCGTGAAGTATATGACCGGCAAGAGCCACACCGATCCTGAAGCAAAACCGTTCGCGCTGTCTATCATGCAGTATATGAATGATAAGTGCACAGAATGGAAAGAAGCAGAAAACATTGATTACTCTCTGTACGGCACTCCGTTGGAGTCTACTACATATAAGTTCGCCAAGTGCCTGCAAAAGCGATTCGGCATTATTCCTGATGTCACAGACCACGACTATATCACCAACAGCTATCACGTAAACGTTCGTGAGCATATTGATGCTTTTACTAAGCTCAAGTTTGAGAGCGAGTTCCAGAAGCTATCTCCGGGCGGTGCTATCAGCTATGTGGAAGTGCCCAATATGCAGCACAACATTCCGGCAGTTCTCAGTGTAATGAAGTTCATCTACGATAATATTATGTATGCCGAGCTGAACACCAAGTCCGATTACTGTCAGTGCTGTGGCTACGACGGCGAGATCAAAATTGTTGAGGATAACGGCAAGCTGGTGTGGGAGTGCCCAAATTGTGGTAACCGTGACCAGAGTAAGATGAATGTTGCACGACGTACCTGCGGTTACATTGGAAGCAATTTCTGGAATCAGGGACGTACTCAGGAAATCAGAGATAGAGTTGTTCATCTTAGCGACAATTAACTTATAAATAGATGTGGTGGGTGGGACGGATTTATGAAAGGAGCAGAATTTTGAAATCGAGTAGCCAAGTGATTTCTCAATTTGAAGAAATATTTACAGCGTTGAACATCAAATATTTCAATGGAGAACTTAAAAAGGCAATTATTACGGTTGGCACAAATAGTCGCATTCAAGTAGCACAAAAATTCGTAAAAAGATCGATTTCTGGGAACACAACTTCATTCGGAATAGAGCTTAATGCAAATCAGCTGAGTAAGCCAATTGAAGAGACTGTTGGGAAAATTTTGCATGAGATGGTCCATGAATACTGCTTGGAGAACAACATCAAAGATACTTCCAATAATGATGTGTATCATAATAAACGCTTCAGGGAGCAGGCCGAAGCTCATGGTCTGATTGTAATTCGTAGTGAAAAATATGGTTGGTCTATTACAAGACCTGGTCAAGATTTAATCAGATTTATTGATCAACAAGGATGGAAAACAATGAATCTGACTGGAATTGAATTTACAGATGAATCTGCAGATAAAAAATCAAGTACCAGACGCTGGATATGTCCAAAGTGTAAGACCATTATTCGTAGTACCAAAGAAGTGCGTGTTACTTGCACAGATTGCATGGAGCCATTTGTAAAAATAGATAAGAACAAATCGTTGTATGAAAAGTAAAAATAGAAAGGCAGGCGATATCGCATGAATGATATTGCAAAATTCATTTCAGGTTTTCTTGGTTTTATTCTGTCGTGGTTCATTACGACTGTTATATTATATGGCGGTTGGAAGCTGCTTGGGCCCGACTTTAATCTATGGGCAGCAACTGGTATTTGGCTGGGGCTGCTTATCTTTGGCAGATTTGCGAACAGTAAGAAGCAGTAAATAAAATAAGTAGGGTGGGTGTGGTGGCATGATAGGATGTGAAACAAATGAACTATATTAAGATAACAACACCAGATATCGCAAACGGAATCGGCTGCAGGGTTACACTCTGGTGCTCAGGTTGTTCCCATCGTTGTCCCGGCTGCCATAATCCTCAGACGTGGGATGCGACCGTCGGCAATCCATTCGTCGAAGACACCATGCAAGAGTTGCTTGATTTGCTTCGCCCCGATTATATTCAAGGATTGACATTCAGCGGGGGAGACCCTCTGTTCGTTCAGAACCGGCTTATCGTTGGCTATATCTGTGCGCGTGTCCGCAAAGAGTTCTGCGACACTAAGGATATCTGGATGTGGACTGGATACAAGTGGGATCAAATCAAAGATTGGGATCATCTGAATTATGTGGATGTTCTGGTGGATGGCCCATATATTGAGGCTCAGCGCGATATTTCATTGCCGTGGGCTGGCAGCAACAATCAAAGAGTGATCGATGTCAAGCGGAGCTTAAAAAAGAACGAAGTCGTATTATGGAAGGAGAACTAATATGAACCCTATTGTAAAAGTAAACAAGATCTATCCTGACGCTCAAATCCCTACTTATGGCACTGAGAAGGCGGCCTGTGCTGATGTTTACGCTTATATCCCAGCGGATCAGGCAGACCTGTATGACGAGCATGGTAATCCTATTATTTACATCCGTCCGCATGAGACCCGTATGATCGGTACCGGCCTGCGTTTTGCTCCTGCTGATGGTTGGGCTATCCTCGGATTTGCCCGCAGTGGTCTGGCATCTAAGAAGGGTCTGGCACCTGCGAACAAAGTTGGCGTGTTGGACGAGGATTATCGTGGCCAGGCTTTTATTCCTTTGCACAATCACTCTGATATGCCACAGGAAATCGTCCATGGTGATCGTATCGCACAGTTCATGTTCGTTCCGTATTATCAGGCACAGTTCGATGTTGTCGAAGAGCTAGATGAAACTGAGCGTGGTGATAATGGTTTCGGAAGCACTGGTGTTTAACAATTAAGGAGTATTGCTTATGCGATGTAGTTTTGGATATACAGTTAAATCCCCATATGTAGAAAGACGTGTTAAATACTATGATGAAAATGGTATCTATGACGAATCGGTACAAAGTGATGACGAATTGATTGTTATTGGGGAAAAGCTAAGAAATGGTGGTTATAGATATAACGAAGAACTTGGGAAAGCAGAGACGGCCATGTTCGAGACAGAACCAAACAATCCGCAATATAAAGAAATTCTTGCAAGATTAAATCGTGTTCGTGACAAATACGGTATCAAACACTGGGATGAAAAGGAGCGGGTGATGTAAAATGTTCTGGAATAAATCAGAAGAAATTCAGCCGGTTGACACCGAAGAAGAACCCGTTGTTGTAAAAGCAAAAGACCTTAAACTCCCATATACATCGAGGTCTGTTACTGTGTATTACATCATGGAAAATGGCGATAAATTTAGCGATATCTATCAAAAATCGTTGTTTAGTTATTTGGATGCAAAGACAGCTTGGAATGCGAAAGAGAAGCTTGACGAAGACATTTACAATGCTATCGATCGCGCAAACGATATGATCAAAGCTGCGTTTAACGGCAATCCCAAATATATGAACTTTAATAAAATATATATCAGAGCTGAATATTGTGTTTCTGTGGAAATTTGTACTGGAGACAATAGCTGGTATGTTAAAGATGAATCGGAAGATCGACCTGATGACGGATGGCCTTGGAATCCAGATGAGGAGTAAATCAATGAACGATATTATTCAAATGCCGAAAGGTGATTACATTATGAAGGACGCAGTTCGTGTCGATACTGGTGAAACTCGTACTGACGGATGGTATCCGGAATGGATCGGTATGACAATGCAGTTCCGTCCAATTCCTATCGGCTGGATTGCTCAGTTCCGATATGTAAAAGACAACGAGGGCTATCCGTATCCAGGTGGTATGCACACGTCGTCAGTTACTTCTGTCTCGATTACAGAAGATGAAAAAATCGTAAAAATCGAAACCGCACACACAATTTATACGTTTGAAAAAGTTAAGGAGGACTAAATTATGGCAAAGTATTTTTATGTTTACGAAATCGCAGGATCTCCCGCTGACCGTATGGTGAAAATGTTCAACACCGAGTCAGTTATTGACGGTAAGAAGGGTACTTATATCGCAGAGAAGAAGGTTGCGTACAAAGACTTGCAGGGGTTCACCAGCGGTATCAAAGCGGCCGGCTTCCAGTTGAATCCTGAGCTCGCAAATGCTGATATCGCAGAGCGGGAAGCAAAACGGATTCTGGCTGCTAAGATGGCCGATTATCATGCTGCACGCGATGCTTATGCCGAGGCTGCTGACAATCTGAAAAAGGTAAACGCCAAGTTTGGTATCTGATACATAATTGCAGTGGTGGGTGGGAGGAATAAATATATGAATGTTATAAAGCATGGAACGCATCTGGCAAAAGATTCCGAAAAATTATATAAAGTGACTTGTGACTCTTGCGGGTGTGTATTTGAAGCTAAAAGAGCCGAATTTCATGTATGGCCTTTACCGGCACGACCTGTTAGCGAAACTGTAAAAAATTATGATAATACAGGGCGTCCGGCAGAAATACAATGTCCTGAGTGCAAATGCACTTGTGGAATTAGAATGAGATTGCTTGCAAGAGAATCTGCCTTTTTACATGCATATTGTAGGTAATAGAAGGAATAAAGAATATGACTTATACACTTATGTCTGTTCCAGAAGATAAAGAAGTATGGTGCACTGGATTTCGATTTGATGATACGAAGGCCGGCATCAATTGCAAGCCGGTACAAGGATCTATTCATAACAAGGATTATTGGAACTCGAAGTTTAAAACAAAAAATCGCACAATCAGCGTGAATACAAATCAATCGTATTATGCATTTGCTGATACTTACGAAGAGGCTGCACATATTTATAATGAAATGATAAACACATTTCTTGTTGAGCTTGATAATAGATACCACAAAATTGCAAGCTCATTAGAAGGCTGCTATCTATCGAATGATTGCGGCGTGATGTTTTAATAACTAGACCTTCATAAAGAAAGGAGAACTTGATGCTTGTAAAAGATTACGGCGGTGAAATCGATTGGAATATCGGCGCGTTTTGCGGCCATGATGAAATGATGTTTGATATTGACAAAGCTTGTAAAATGGCTTGTGAGAAAAATGGCATCAGATATGTGTTTGGAAGTATATCCACAATCCTACAGGGTGGTCGTATCCCACCACAGAAAAATCTGCCTGTGTCAGAAGTTCTGTCCAGAGCAGATAAATATAATGAACTTGGTATTGGAGTTCGTTTGACATTCTCAAGCCCGTTTGTTACACGCGGCGATCTTGTTGATGAAACTTCAAATATTATGTTGCGTCACCTCGATCATAATAATCAAAATGGTCTTACAAACCGTAACGGCGTTATTGTTATGTCCGATTTACTGGCTGATTATATTCGCTATATGTATCCCAATCTTGAGCTGATTTCTTCGCAAGTAAAACCGTCTGTTGAAGTCGGTCTTGGGAATGATTCTGCCGAATATTATAATCGTCTGCTTGACCGTTTTGATATTGTCGTTGTGAATCCATTTAAAATCCATGACGAGCAGTTTATTAAAAACCTGCATGACCATGATCGAGTAGAATTTATTGTCAATCACCGGTGTTTACCGAACTGTCCCATGGCTGGCCGTCACTATCAGCTGAACACAAAGCTGGGTCAGGCTATTGTCAATGGTGATGATATTACGGAGCTGCAAAATCAGTTGGCGACAGTATATAACTATTGCGGCTCTACTCGAAACAGCAATCCTCTTCTTGGCACATCTATGAATGAAGATGAAATTAAAATGCTGGTTTCACAGGGATTTAAGCATTTCAAAATCGAAGGCCGCGAAAATAATATCATCTCGTTTGTGCGTGACCTTGGCGACTATGTTTTTAATCACGAGATGTTTGAGAGGGTCATTCATGCCATTGCCGGTATGATGCTATAAGGAGGTTCACAATGATTATTGATTGCAAATCTATCGCACAAAATATCAAAGATAAAATCAAGAATATTATCGCAGAAGCTAACGATGCTCCTGTTTTATATATTTATCAAGTAGGGGATAACCCTGCATCCAACGCTTACATTCGCGGCAAGCTGCGTGACTGTGAAGAGGTTGGAATCGAAGCAGAACTTATCAAATTACCAGAAAATATCACTGAAGACGAATTAAACAATAAAATACTGGAAGATTATAATTGGGAATATGTGGACGGCATTATCGTCCAGCTTCCACTGCCAAAACATATCAACCCCAATGCTATTTGTATCCCAGACGAACTTGATGTTGATGGTTTTAATTCCACATCCAAATTTCAGCCATGTACTCCGCTTGGCGTTATGAAGATTTTTGATTCCATCGGTTACAATCTGGATGGCAAAAATGTACTCGTATGTGGCCAGTCCGATATCGTAGGTCGCCCGTTGGTCGATATGCTGATTAAGCGCCACTGTAACGTGATTTCTGTGAATAGCAGCGGAAGTTTTATGAAGTGCACGGCTCTTGCAATGGATATGGTCGATGTGATTATCTCTGCGGTCGGAAAACGCAACTTTATCACGCCGTTTGGTCTTGATCGAGTAGAGGTCTGCATCGATGTTGGTATCAACTATGACGAAAACGGAAAACAACATGGCGACTGTTCTGACGCTATTTATAATATGGATGGTATCAAAGTAACCCCTCGTATTGGCGGTGTCGGCCTGATGACTAGGGCGATGCTGCTTTATAATGTGTGTGTGGCTAAATATGGGGAAGAGAAGATGGAGAGGGTGATTGAATGAAAGAACAGATTATTCCAATTGACCAACAGCTTGTATATAACGTAGAAGAAGTAGCGACCCTCTTGAAAACCACACGCCCTGTGGTATACTCTTTAATAGAAAAGGGCTATTTGCCAAGTATCGTGTTGGGTCGTCGTAAAGTAACCCGTAAAGCACTTCTTGAGTTTCTTGATAAGAATGCCAATACTGACTTTGGAGAACTTTTAAGAGCCGGTTGATTGGCTTGTCCACAAAATTGCCCACATTTGAATTCTTGTGGGCAAAACGTGGACAAAATACATATCTTTTTGTATTAAGTAACGATGCTACGGCAATTCACTATTGCAGTCCAAGGACGAGGCCCGCCATGGCCGCGGCTTCGAGGGCCTGCTGAAGCGCTACTTCAACGTGGAGCTGTAACGAAAAAAGCTAAAAAATACAATTGTAAAACGCAATAAATCAAGTTGGTCATAGAATAATCTGTTCAAATCTGTTCTTAACTGTTTTTATCGGTTGAGAACAGATTTTTTTGTTTTGTGGGCAAATCGTGGGCAAAGACCTTTGATTTGACCAGTTTTGACCTCTTTTTCAAACCTTGCCCACAAAAAGCTTGAAAGTTGGCTTGTGGCCTAGAAAAATCATAGGTGGGAAAATTCGCCATTGTGGGCAAACCGTTGACACCAAACATCGGCCATGATAGAATCAAGTCAGATGAATGGACTAAGTGAGCAAAGGAGTGATATCATGGGTACCATTAGAAAAAGAGGCGACAAGTGGTCGTATCGAGTTGACCTTGGTGCTGTCAATGGTAAGCGTGTGCAGAAAGAGAAAGGCGGCTTTGCCACAAAGAAAGAAGCGGCTGCCGCAATGACTCTTGTAGAAAATGAACTGCTTAAAACAGGTGAATATGTAGAAGCAGAACAAAAAATTACAATGCAACAACTATATGAAGAGTTCATTGAAGAGGAGGCTCCGCTGACTCGAAAATATACAACCATTGTTCGCTACAAGTCACTTTATCGAAATCAAATAGAACCTGAATTTGCTTCAAACTATCTGTATCAAATTACAACTGAACGAATTCAAAAATTTATCAACTATAAAGTTAAAGAAGAGAAAAATAAAATGTCTGGTCATTCTGAACAAGGGCTAAGTGCGGCTTATGTTCGCAGTGTTTATAATTTTCTTCTTGTGTTATTTGCTCTTGCAAAGAAAAAGAAATATATCAAAACCAACCCAATGGACGATGTGACTCCGCCAAAAGACTATCGTGCGTATGGCAAGGAGATAAGATATTATACTCAGCCGCAAATCGAATGGATGGATAAACGATTCCAATCAACAAATCTATACACTGCTTACCAACTTGGTTTATATCTCGGTGTTCGTGTGGGAGAGTGCTTTGCACTGCGATTCAGCGATATAGACTGGGACAATAAAACCATTCAAGTTGGGTGTCAGCTTCAATTCCAAGATAAAGTATGGAGCCTTGTCTATCCTAAAACACCAAACTCTTTGCGCAGTATAAAAATGAATCAAAAACTAATCGACTATCTGAAAGCCCTTCAAAATAAATACGCAAAAAATAAAGAGCTGTTTGGTGCTGGATGGAAGGGAAGTAACAAGGTCATGGATCGTCGTCCAGAGTTTTATGGAAAGCCAGCTGTGTTAATTACCGTTGATGATTTTATCAATGTTAAACCAAACGGCGAAATGTATGTGACTAGCTCAGATAAAACTCTTGCTCGCATTTGTAAGAAAGAAGCTGGGTTTGATTTTAAATTCCACTATCTCCGCCATACCCATGCTACCATTCTTGCAAATAAGGGTGTCAATCCACGATATGTTATGGAACGTTTAGGACATGGCAAGATCGACGTTACTCTTAAATACTATACCCATATTACAGACGAAATGCATGAGCAAGTTGCAGCTATTATGGATACGGTTATGGGAGAACAGGAGGTCTTTGATAGAAATAATAAAATCAAGGACGGAGAAGATATTTCTGAAATGGCAATTCTTCCGGATACAGAAGATAATGATGAAAAGGAATGATTGATTCTATAAGGTGCATAATCAATTCTACGCATTTTGTTTGCTATCGCTTACAGCCTGTGATATAATATAATCAAAGAAAAACGGAGGCGAGAACTATGACGAATCCTTCTGTGAACTACGAAGCTAAAAAGAGGATCGTACAGGCTGGCGAGAGCCGCATATGTAATAACTGGGTCAAACACACAGATATCACGCCACAGGACTTCCTAGATGCATTAGAATGGGTGTGCGAAGATCCGTTTGATGAAGAAGGTCGTATCACTCGCGAAATCGGTCTGGAACAGAATAGAATTGTTCGCCTTCAAGTTTTTAGAGATGATAGTACCGGCCTTATGAGCCTTGTGGATATCGAAGTACTGAAGAAACCATTACCGCATCGTTGGGAAGGCGCATGGTTTGCTGACGGATTCTACCGCAAGATTTTGTTGTCTGCAAAAGAACGGGTATAAAATAAATCAGGAGGATATCAACGATGACTATGTGTGAGAAGCTCGGTTTCAAATCTGTAGTGCGATACAAAGGTGTCTCCATGAACGTTGATATGGATGCTGTTGTAGAAGAAGCCGAGAGACAAATTAAAAAACAACACGATCGTGACGTAGAACTATCAAAAGGCACCGGCATTGTTGATCCATACTCTCATTATAGCGACGAAATGATGTATCAGCTGGCGTATGAAGTTATCACTTGGAAGATGCTTAGTGCCGAAGCAAAGCGACAGTTTGACGCGACTGGTGAATATGACTATATTGATGCCCTTGAACCAATGTCTATGGAAAAAGAAGATGCTATTATTAAAGCGCTTCGAAATCTTCGCAAGCAATATGTCATGTACGAGTTAAATCGTGATACTCCTGAGCACGAACAAAATTATTTTGAATATAAAGCGAGACATGACCATCTTTGTGAGCTAAGAAAACCATTTGTAATGCGGAAAGACCCGAACTGGATGTATAAGCTTGGGCCACTACCTGAAGAGGAAAAGTAATATGAAACCAGATGATGGTCGTCCAGCTAAAACTACAAGATGCGACAAAAAACGTAGTGAATCTATTCTAAAAAAGCGCAGAGAACAATATATCGGCTCTGTCATAAATGGATGGAAAATAACTGACGTTTATAAAAAAGAAGGAGAACGAGATTATTTTTGTACTGGGCTTTGCCCTTTATGTAATCGTCCAGCAGAGATGCGTTTGTCTCAAGTGAAGAAAATCAACAAGTGTAAGAAATGCACGAATAATATTGCCAAGCCTACTGAGGCAATTAAAAAGATATCAAACGTAGACGGTTCTAGCTTAACGTCTATAAAGGCGCGACTCGAAGGAAAGATAAATCGCAATTCGACCACTGGTGTGACGGGTGTTTGCAAAGATGGTAGCAAGTATAAAGCGGCCATAACATTTAAAGGCAGGCGAATCCACCTTGGTATGTATGAAGATATTAACGATGCAATCAAAGCACGAAAAGAAGCTGAGAAGATGATATATCAAAAATATATTGATCAGCATCCTAATTGGGAACAAGAGATGAAGGAAGCTCTTAAAGCAATGAAAGGTGACAACTCTAATGAACAATCCGGCAATACTTGATATCGCACTCGGTTTTATTCTACACAAACATAGCCGGGATGAATTCGGTCGTAAAAATAATAAAGCGCAGGCCATTCGTGAGATGTCAGACGAAGAGCTTGCAGCACTCTTAAATGAGCTTGTCGCGCAGCAAGATAATTGCCCTCACACGGTTGGCGGCTGGAAAGAATGGTTGTCTGAGAAAATAAAATAAATGCTAAAAAATGGGGTACCAGTCCAATTAAGGATTGATACCCCATTCGTTTTATATCAGCTCAATATCACTCGGCTCTACATAGCCCGATACATTCACTGAGATTGGATACTTTCCGATGCGGCTCTCAAGATTCGTCACTCGATAACGCCCGTTTACAAGTTTCCCATCAAAAATATACCATTCACCAGAGCGGCGCATACCGCAGTGTGTTTGGCTGTTTGAAAATAACACTCCGTCTAATTTAATTTTGTCTCCTGCACGAAATGTATTCTGGTTATCTGCCATCAAAACGAACCCCAAGTAACAGGCCCACAGATGCCATCTGCAGCCAGCCCATGTCCTTTCTGATACTCAATCAGCTTCGCCTTGGTATTCGCGCCAAAAATGCCATCAGCCTTAACACCCAGATGCCGTTGCAGAACAGTCACAGCATAAGAAGCACCATTCATAGCGTCTTTCGCACCCTGTCTGATAGTCGGCATAAGATTTGCTACACTGATATATTTCGTACCAGATTTGCTGATCCAGCGGCTGCGTGCGGTGCGCACATCAACATGAACAAATCCGCTTGTAAGCACAGCACGACTATAATATCCAATACCACCACTCTTGGCAAAGTAGGGCAGGGAAGATACATACAGTGCAATCCGAATCGGGTCAACGCCCTTAATCCAGATATCAGCGGCAGTACCAAGGCAATGCTGGCTACGAGGGCTTCCACCGATGGAGATGTTATAGGCAGGAGTACGATACCCAGAGTTGATGTGGACAGGAGCGCCAAAGTGAGCGCGAATTTGTTCCAGCACCTCAATCAGCTGACTATCGACCAGAACTGTATCACTCTTATCGGAGCAGGCGAACTCATAGACGGAAAAATGAGCCGACACCTTTTTGTTCTAGTCCTTCTTCATAGAGTATGTAATAACACCCATTTCATCACACCTTCAATTCTTTTTAAACTCGTCCTTAATTTTATCGTTCTGGATGTCCATCTCTTTGACAGCAGCCTCAATCATGGTCTCAATGGTCGGAGTGATCTTCACACCCAGACGCTCCAGAGCTTCCATAACGTATTTCTTCTTGTCGGCTTTTTCGATAGCGCCGGTTGCGCCCAGCTTCTCTGCAGCACGAACAGCAATCTGTACCAGCTTGTACACACCGATTTTCTTCAGATAGGGGATACCATAGGCCATAAAGGCAGTACCAGCGCCAGCAATAACCAGGCGGACGATAACGGAAACAAGATCATTGATAATATCCATCATAATAAACCTCCAAAATAAAAAAGCCCGGGACACACAGTCTCGGGTTAGTTCGTAATATTCTTTGTGTTGTTCTGACCATCGATTAAATAGTTCTCAAGTGCAGCCTTGGCCTCCTTCATTGGCTCAATTGCGTTGCCGTCGATGCCGTGACTGAGGAGTGCAAGCAAAGCCTTCATGGTGACATTATTGCCCTGCTCACTGTGACTGATACGCTGTTCTGATTCGAGAATTTTACGGTCATGTACTTCCAGCGTGATACTGTTTTCTTTCTGGTGCTCTTCTAATGAGACCAGCTTGGATTGAAACAGGTCGAGCCTGTCTTTATCTGCACCTAGTTTTCTATTGATCTTCTCAATCTCTGCATCGTGGGCATTCAGTCGCTCGTTCTGCTTGTCATCCGGGGCTTTCGCATGATTGATTGCCTTGATGATAACAGCGATAGCGGCTGAAATAGCAGTGATGCCACCACAGATGCTCAGTAACATGGTCTACAGCTGCTGTATGGTAAAAGAATAGACGTGAGGTGCGGCATTCAAACTTCCTATCATGTCTTCTCACCACCATTCGTACCACTGTCTGTGTTTTTGGCTTTCAGTGTTTCATTGATCTCGGTCAGCTGTGTAACAATAGCGTTCAGTGCTGTCACGATTTCTTTGCCTGTCTCGTCTAACAACAGCGGCTTTAAGATTTCCTGCGCCATAATTCCTCCTTTCAATTGACAAATTACTATCAACGTGATATAGTGAGAGCAGTACAAACCCTCCATCGGGCTAGTACAACCTCATTTCTATGAGTTGTTGCATGAGTTAGAGTCTCTGTGATGTAGCCATCGTCACAGGGGCTCTTTCTCTTTATGTGCGTTTTCCACCATCACATACAGTACGCCAGTGATAATGCGGGCGCTCTTCATGGAATAGAACATAACGCAGCCAGTCATCAACAAAAATGCACAGTAACGCAAGGAAAAACCATAGCACTGTAAACGGCAGACAGATTTGACCCAACAGATTGAACGGCAGGGAAGAGTAGTCCCAGATATGTAGGCCAAGCATCAGATTCAGCGGGATGCCAACCACAAATTCCATGGCGGTTACAAAGAGTGCACCAACACCGGCCTGCTTCCACAGCGGCATTTCCCAGGGAATATAGTTGTTCAGTCCACCGATCACAAGAAAGCAGATGCCACCGACAACAGCCATTGTCCAATGAGAGTGCCCACGCCACAGGATCTCAATGCAATAATAAAGGCACCCTCCGATCAAAAAGAGGATGCCGCATTTGATTAGTTCACGAAGTTTGTTGCTCATTCGGTCACATCCTTATCTGCGTAAAGATCCAGATATTCTGCCAGTACAGCATCATAACTGATTTCAATGGCGTCCACCTCTGCGCTGGTCGTACATGCCTTGATGCCAATCTCCAATTCCTGCTGATGAGAGACAAAGGGCTTTACATACACACCAATCGCTAGTGCCAGAGCGGCTAGATCGTCATAAGTCCACTCCACACATTCATCGCCGGTAGAATTCCATGTCAGTTTAAAAGGCTGCCCGGCGGCTGTAGAGATCTGATATAGGGCAAGATTGCTTGTAAGAAGAGCTTGCTTCTCGCTGGTGACACTGTAATACTTGCCATCTGTCCACTGGATAGGATGCAGAGACAGGAAGGTGGAGAGGTTATTTTTACTCTCGTTGATGCGCATCTCTTTATATCGATTAAGACGCTGTGTCAGTTCTGCATCAGTGTATAAGACATATTTCATCACATCGACTTCTTCGTCCCATGCGTCTTTTGCTTTCACACCTTCAACATCAATAACCTTTTCTACATCTTTGCCACCATTCGGATATTCAGCGATAGTCTCCTAGTGATACTGCTCTTCAACACCTTCAATTGCTTCATGGTGCACTGTTTCCTTAGCGGGCTCAAGATAGCCTTTTTCAAGGTCAGGATTTTCGATAATATTGCCAGATTCATCAATTGTTTTCATAGTATTTCTCCTTTCCAATTAGCCAGTACGCCGCCACATATAAACATAGTAGGCTGCTGGCTGAACAGTGCTTGAACGACCATAAATCGAATTACATAGAGAAGCATCGAACCGTGCACTAATAACTTTTGGTGTACTACTCCATGTCGAAGAAGATAATTCCGAGTTACCCTGCCATGTCTGTGCAAACGGAGCTCTACAATTGGGAGCACCCCACGAACCTTGAATATCCAATGCAGCATCGCTTCCACTGCTAATATTCGGAAGACCGGCATCCACGGTCGAGCCTGCGCCATGAGAACCTGATACGCCCATCAGCACACGCTCGGAAGCAATGCTCTGCCAGCTGCCACCAAATATGGAAGCAGGAGAGGTTGAACTGGTGGACATGTAGATGGAGCCGACAGGGTACATATTCGATATAACTGAAGCAGGGTCAAGACAGCTTGGGGCATAATTTATACCTGGATACGATGTGGTGGGTTTTAATGTTCCAGTATTTGTTGAATATGATCCAGTTATCAATGTCTAATTTTCTGCCGTACTGGAACGGAAGTGATAATATCCACCTCCGCGCACCCAAAAAACAGCGAGTGAATCCGTAATAACCTGACTATATCCAATAGGTTTACCAGCACTCGTATCACACCAACTACATGTGTCAAGTATTTTAACCGTATGTGCATTTGTGCAGCCCCAACCAGATGCTGTGGCAAGCATATCCAAATCTGCGTAAAAACCAGAACCATGTGTTGCCCACGATGGTTTACCACTGGCTCCAAGTCCCGTCCAACACTCAATATGACAAAGTGTCGTCCAAGGTAAATGATAAATAACAGGATACTATGTATTTACGTTCAAAGAGGTCGTGTCTATAACTTGATCTTTTTGAAAAATTAAGTTATTAGCATAATCAGCAGTACCCCGTAAATTCGCTGTAATATTAGCAATCTGATTTATACCATCAAAGTGTATTTCTCCAGCATCAGCAACAGTTATTCTTACATCATAATCATTTTCGCTATCTTTTGTCGCATGAAAATCGATATATTTACCTAACTCTGTAACACCAGATTTGGAACTGACTGTTGGTATAGTTCCAAATACATTTTTATCTCCATCGGTACTTGTAGACAACCCGTTTAATTTCATTGCATTCAGCGCATCACCACCCGGTTCAATAGACCCAGCGTAATTGTGATTATGTCCAGCAGCAGCATATAACGTATCCGTCCTACTCTTAATCCAGTTCCATAAAGTAGCCAGCGGTCTACGGGTGTACTTCGTAGTCGCACTACCATCGTCACTTGTAACTGTAGCGCCAACCATAACAGTGTCAGCATCTTCAACAGCGTCAGCACTCGTCTCCAGTGTATCTACCAATTTGCTCAAGTCATGCGTATGATCGGCAGGGGAGACACCCTCTGCGGCTAACTCTTCACTCGTCATTTTATCTGCTGTTGCCACATGGCCTGTATTATCAACACTGATGCGATATAGTCCAGCCTGTTTTGCTTCGTATACCGGGTGAGTATAGTTGTTAGCTCCAGCTTCAATACCATCCAGCTTTGCTTTATCAGCCGAGCTCATCAAACCGTTGTTTTCAGTAGTAGCTACATCAGGGTCGCTTAAACTAGCAAGCTTCTTTTTTTCTTCTGTTGTATAGTCATTGCTGGACAGGCCGAATCCTTCGATTTTATCTACCTTTGTACCAAGTATAGCCTCAATCGTTTTCCAGAGGTGAACCGCACCCGCTCTGTCTAGCCAACTTTTCTTTTCATCGTTCATCGATATGTGATCGCCTCCTTATAAAATATTTTATCTGCAATGCGTTGTTTATATCAGTCTGCGGAATTTGAATGTAAAAATATCAGCACTCGACGCAGCAGAACTTCCTTTAATTTGCAATGTTAAATTATCACCGCCTCGACCATGACGCAATGTTCTAAGATAAAATAATTGACCATTTCGAGCATGACCTGCACAATGAAGCGATATTTCGTCTGCATCATTGTTATTTGTTTCACTGTTATACCACGTCATAATACCCGAAAAATAATCTCCCCAGATACTTATCGTTGGATTTCCACCATGAAATTGTACAGCGTATGTACCAAATCCAGGAATATCATTCCCTTTAATTCCTGTGTCTTGCCAGTCTGTTGTTATAGTAATGCTCTTTGTGATAGTGATAATTTCATCATCCATCTTACTCTTAATCCAGCTCCACAATGCGCTTAATGGCTTGCGGTGATACCCGGCAGCACTCGTGTTCATCACAACTTCGTCAGAATCTGTGGGGGGGGGGGGGAGATTGATGGAAGGGGATGTGGCGGAGTGTGTGCCGCTGTAGTGCAGCAGGTCGGTGATGTGC